ACTACGTGTTCGTGCAACTGATGAAGACGTCGTGGCAAATAACGAAAGGCACCAAGCTCCGGGTTGAAGTTGGTTTTGATCGCAATCTCGACGGGGTCGCCGACAGCGCGCAAGGGGAATACATCAACGCGCAACTGGGCAGCTTGGTCACGTTCCATATTGGTAATGACCGGCTCGCCGACTTCATGCACGAATTCGGAGAGGCCAATCATCTATGGGTCCGATTCCCGGGTGGCAACGAACAGCCATGGGTGATCGAGATGACCGGCAGTCGCAATGCCAAGACAGCGTTCATGTATTGCGTAAACAAAGTGAGGGGTCTGCCTCCGGCGACGCAGCCGTACGGCACATCCCCTTCGACCCAGCCGTTCCAGCAGCAGCCCCAAGTGCAGGCGCCATCGACGCCGCCGACGACGATCGCCGCCCGGCCAACCGGCAGAGACAGCGTTCCGATCATTGTCAGCGCCGACGGCAAGATGGTCCACGTGGACATGATTGTCGGCGGCCAACCCGTCCGCATGCATCTCGACACTGGCGCTACGCAGATGACTATCACGGAAGCCATCGCCACAAAAATTGTCCGCGATCGTCAAGGCTCCTATGGCCCGAAAAGCAAAGGCAAGCTCGCAGATGGCACCATTCACGAAACCTACACGGTACTGATCAATGAGGTGCGGATCGGCACCCACACCATCCGCAACGTCACCGCCGCCATCATGGACAGCCTGCTGCTGCCGTTCCCGCTTGTGAACGACATCGCGCCGTTCACGGTCGACACCCGGGCGGGCGAGTTGGTGTTTCACACGTCCAAATCATGACCAAGATCATTCTGATCGCTGCGGCTCTGCTGACTGGCCTGTGGACTGGCTTCCTGCTGTACGGCGCGCTGCGCATGATCGATCTGGGGTTAATTTAACTGTCAACTTGTGCTTGACACGAATGTCGGGTACAACCGGCGCCGTTTCCACTCCAGTGGGGGATAGATAAAACCAATGAAGCTATTTGCCGGACTATTCGCACTCGCACTAATGTCGACCACCGCGTCGGCGCAGTACATGCCGTACGGTGCAAGCCCAAATCCATACGGATACGGGTCTAACCCGAATGCCCACGTCGTGCGTCCGTACCAGACGCAAAGTGGCACCTACGTGCAACCGCACTACCAGACCAATCCCAACAACACGCAGATGGACAACTACGGTACCCGCGGCAACATCAACCCGTACACCGGACAAGTCGGGACACGGACCCCGCGGTACTAAACGCCGCTTAGACTTAGAAACCCAACATCACGAAGCGCCCCGGAGAAAAACTCCGGGGCTCTTTTTTTGCATTTGAATTGTGGCGGCCTCATTGAAATAAGGACTCTCACTCAAAGAATCGGAGCTAACCCATTGACCGATTCCGATTCACGAGTCGCGAAAAACTGATTGTGGCAACTTTTGAAATTTTGTTTGCAAATAATTTCAATGGTCTTGACTCGCTAAGTCATTGACGAAATCGCAAAACGAAAATTCCAAAAAATTTCCATGTTAGAATCTCTCTGTCGGTTGGAGATGAGTCCGATCGATGCGAGCGACGTGCTCGGGTTGTTTGACAGTGTGAATATGAAACGAAGGGAGGTGAGAACAATCACCGCCGAGAAGAAAGACTACCTCGCCGTCATTGACGTGAGCGGCGTGGGCTCGTGGGCCCGGGGTCCTGACAAAGCGAAGACGATCAAGGATGTCGTCCGCATCTTCAAGCAGGACTTCAAGAGCCACTTCGTGCTGAAGAAAGGCACGACGCTCCACATCGACGTGCTCGATGTGACCGGCCACGACAAGATCAGGTGGGACTGCCGCGGCTTCTGGAACGACGACGTAAACAAACCGTTCGCCAGTCCAGTTGAGCGGGTCACGGTCACGCTCTGAGGCAACAACGGCCCGGTGCTCGTCACCGGGCCATTCACGCCATCTTGACATAGACGTCAGAATGTCGTATAAGAGAAATGGAGGTACTGAACGCATGAAATGCAAACTTGATCACAGCGAAGACGGAATGATCCCGCAGTTCCTGTGCGTGACTTGCAACCCGCGCAGGATCGGATCGAACTTCGGGCCGCCGCTGGTGGCCGAATGGGTCGACCCGGTCGCGGTCCGGCAGCGGGAGCTACGGGAGGCGCAGGCGGCAGCGGCCAAGGCCAAGAAGAAAGAGGCACTGGCCAGCCACCTGCAGAAGATCGAAGACGACCACCCGGGCGAAGAGTGGGACCGCAAGAACAAGATGTGGAAACGGACCAAGCGGTCCATGGCCAGATACGAAGCAAAGCTCAAGGCAGAGTTCGAAGCAGCAGCGAAGGAGGCAGCGTGACGATCCGTCAACCAGTCATCGAGACCAAGGTGCCCTACTGCGGGCCGACCGCGATCGCGCTCCTGACCGGGGTGCCCTACAGCCGGGTCGAGCACATGATCCGGCGCAAGCGCGGCGGCTATCGCGACCGCAACGGGCGCCGCAAGAAGGTGAAGGGCTCCTACCATTGGGAGGTGACCAAAATCCTGAAGCGGCTCGGCTGCAAGGTCGAGGAGATCAAGGTCACCGGCTCCACGCTCGGCGCCTTCGTCGAAGACCAGCGCCATGCTGGCACCATGCTGGTCCGGGTCACCGGGCACTTCATGGTGGCGAGCGGCGGCATGGTTGCCGACACTACCTACCCGACCCCGGTCGCGATCGAGCAGTACCCGAAGCACACCCGGCGCGTCGTGCAGGCATGGCGGGTTGTGGCCCCGGAGACCCCGCGCTACACGGTCGCTGATCCGATCGACCCGGTGCGCGAACCCAAGCCCAAGCCGGACATCCGTCTCGTGCGCTACCAGCGCGCGGTCGACAATCTCAAGCGCTGGCAGACCAAGGCCAAGCGCGCCGAGACCGCGATGCGCAAGCTGCGCAAGCAGGTCCGTTACTACGAAACAGCGCTGGCGGCAGATAGGAGTGTAACATGAAGCTGGGCGAGATCACGATCGTCAGCAACCGCAAGATCACGGACGTTAAGTTGCTCAAGGCGCTGGCCACTCTCAACTACATCCATGACGAGTTCGACGCGACCGGCGTGATGGCGTTCCCGGGCAAGTCGAAGGAGTCCTGCATCCTGTCTGCCCTGACCGTGCGCGACTTCCTGCAGCGGGTCGGCTTCAAGCAGGCAAGCGTTCGATCGGTCGGCGTAATGATCCGCGCTTTCCGAAATGACATCGAGCTTCATTCGGTCGGCGTCGGCCTGCCCGCGCGTTTCTATACGCCGGACGCCAAAGGCATGTACGACAGCAGCGGCTGGAATGGCCACCTCGTGGCGACGGTCGAGGGCTATCTGATCGACGTAACCATGTCGCCGTGGAAGCGCGAGCAGTGGCCGGACCTGCCGGAGATGCTGGTGATGCCGGTCGAGGAGCCAAATGCGCAGAGCTTCCCGCTCAATGGTCTGCATGCGATCGCGACCATGTGGCTCAGTGAATCCGAGGACAAAAGCTATACGGCTGATGTGCTCTACCTCGACCAGCCGACGAACCGCTCGTGGAAGATTGCGCCGGATGCCGGGAAGGATCGGCGCCGGGCTGTCACCGATGCCTTGGTGAAGCGCTTCGGTCCGTGGCGTGAGTAAAGCATCAGAACATGCTACTGAGTCTGCCATGGCGGAAATAACGCTCGAACTGCTCGGCGAAATGATGAAGCGGATGATGGATCGGCAGGAGATCATCATCGCCGACATCGCTGCCTTGAGGGATCGGCTGACGGCAGTCGAGCAGCATGTTCATGCAACAGGCCAGCACGTGATCGCGCTCTCAACTGACATCGCCAATCTCAACGGGCGGATGGCGCGTGTTGAAGATCGACTTGATCGGATCGAGCGACGTCTCGGCTGACGATTAGATCACACCAGACCAGCGCAGCACGACCAGCATGACCATGCCGATCGCGGCGTAGATCGCCAGCGCGTTCACGACCCCGGTGAAAAACTCTGAACTGACACGTGGCCTGTCGTACACGGCTCTCCTCCACGGAGAACCGTACGACAGTTTTGTCAAGTGAGTTTGGTACGATCCTACTTGTCGGCAAAGAATGCGGTGATCGGAACCCGCAAGGCTTTCGAAATCTCTTCGAGCCGCGACGCCGCAACCCGATTGACTCCGTACTCGTATTTCTGCACCTGCTGGAACGTGATGCCGAGCTTCCCGGCCAGCACCTCCTGCGACATCCCGTTTTTCAGACGGATTTGCCGGATGCGGCTGCCGACGTGAACGTCGCGCGGATGCGGCGCCTTTTTATTATTGGCCATGACCGTTCGTTTTCTTTTTGCGCTTGCGCTTCTTCTTCGGTCCGCGCCCTTGCTTGATCAGCCACGTCGCTTGTGCTTCCCGCTCTTTGCTGTAGTTGAACTTGCGCACGTCGCGGAAGCCGATGATGAGGTTGCCGTCCTCGTCGATGTCGTCGCGCCGTACGGCACCGACCGCGGTGGTGAAAGCGGCGACCGTCATGTTCTGCGGTCGCTTGGTCTTGCCAGACAGCCAGTTGGCGAAAGTGGCAGAAGCCACGCCGGACACCTCGTGTGCCCGGTGCGGGTTAAGCCCACGATCTTCCATCAAGGTTTGCACCGCGTCGACAATCTGGTCGCGATCGCCCCAGCGCAAGCCACGGTAGTTCACACCGATGCGTGGCGCCATTGCATATCCTCCTCGTTATTTTTTTGTTTTCGATTTCGGTTGCTTGTGGCGCAGCCGGTCGCGGGCGCCCTTGGTCAGCAGCCAGCCGCTACCATCATCGGCGCGCTTGATGTCGCCGCTGGTTTTCAGAACATGCATCACCGAGCTAATCGATTTGTCAGAGCGGCCAGCGGCGGAGAACGCTTGGCGCAATTCATCGGTGGTGAGTTGCTTGTGCTTGTAAAGCGCCTGCAGCATGAACTCGCGACCGGGTGTGGCGAACACACCGCGGCGGCGTGATGGCTCTGGTTCCGCGTGCCCGTTTGGTTTGCGTGGGCCGTTGTCGAGGTCGAGATCGATCTTCAATACGCCGCGCATCTTCTTTAATGCTTCGATAGTGGCGCCGACCGCCTCCGGCTCGACGCCTAAACGGATTGGAAACAGTTTCGCCATGTAAATCGTTCCTCTGTGTTCGTGAAGCCGTTAGGCTATCGTACAATCATAGGTGGTTCAAGGCTTGCTTGACAGTTCGCGCAAATGTCAGATTGCAGACATAAAAAAAGAACCCCCAAGACCGGGATGGCCTTGGGGGCGCGGAGGTTGGAGGATTCAAGCTATGGTACTAATCAACCACCCTGACATTGACCGTGACATTTGGCGGCGCCGCAATTTCCAGCACAATATCCACGACTGATTGTTCCGGCTCCGGTTCTGGCGGGGCTGGCTCGGCACCGCCTTCGGACCATTCGGCGCGCAGCCGTGCAGCCGTGCCATTATAGCGATTGACATCGAGCGCGCCGTCGCTGTCGCCGGGGATGCCGGGACATGATCCATATTCGGTGTACTGCCAGAGGAAATAATTCGGCCACGTCCCTTTCGGCCAGTCCGGTTCGCCGGTCGTGTACTGGGCGAGCCAGAGTTTGTACTGCGCCAGTTCCTCGTCGCATTCGTCTTCGTCGACTTGCTCCTTGAGCACGTGACCGGAATAAATGATCGCGCGCACGCCGGTCAGCATGAAGACCTCATGCAGCCATGCCTTGAGATCATCGAGCGAGACGTCTTCATCTTCGTGGTCAGCCGCGAGCAGGTAGCCGCAGTCCGCGGCGTCTTCACCAATCTTGTCGACAAAAAATCTCGCCTGTTCCTTCATGTCCCCGGGCCTTAGAAAATGATACGCGCCCCAGAGCAATCCCACATCGAGCGCCGCAACCTTGCGCTGGTTGTAGGTTGAATCGACCGTATTCGCGCCTTCGGTGATCTTGTGAATGATTCCCACCACCCCGGCAGCCTTGGCCTTTTCGAAGCTCTCGACCTCGTCCCAGTGCGACAGATCGATCACCGCCTTGTCGAGCGTGACCGCGCCTTGCGAAGTTGCCGGGAAGATCACCTGCACCTCGTCATCGGTCTCGATCCCGAGTTGCTCCAGCAGGCCCGGGCTGATGTCGGCAATGCGTCCGGTATTTTCGTGCGGGCCCCAGTCGGCGGGGAAGGCTGCGCAGACGCGCCCGGTCCTTGGCGCCCGCACGATCGCCACCTTGTCCAGCAGCATCTCGCGCGGGGTGACGTCATAGTCCCAGCGGCAGGCGATGTACGGTGTATTTGGATCGAGCCGCCGGGCAAGGCCGGTTGTGCCGACCGGCTGCTCGTCGAGAAACAGTTGCGGCGCATCGGAGACGTCGTAGATAAACGCCAGCCCCTCGTCCGGCGAGACACCTTCATCATCCGGCCCGCCAAACCATGAGACCTTGCCAGAAAGTTTCATTTTTTGTCCTCGTCACAGATCGGTGGATTCCATTTGCGCAGTGATTTGCGGCTGGCGGCATAAGCCACGACACCGGGATTCATTCCGGCGATCGCACGCTGCGGCTGGTCGCGTGGGTCTTTCATCATCACGATGAACAAATTCTGCGTGTGCTCGCGCAGCCCGCGGTCGAGCGCTTCGAGGATGATGTCGCGCATGTGCTCGCGTTCCTCGACCGTAACGCAGTAATTGTATCGAAAGATGATCTCAGACCGCGGCGACGGCACAGGCGGCGGCGTTTGTGGATTAGCCTGATAGATAGCAAGAACGATGAACGTCACCGCGACGAGAAAAATAATCCAGAGCGTCACGGCGAGGCGTTGCACGATTCACCCGCCATAAAGGATGCGGATGCCACCGGGCGAACCGGCGCCGCCCGCATACGCAGTGCTAAAATAGGCACCGCCACCACCGCCACCACCGCCGTAATTGCCGCCGTTATTGCCGGGAACGCCATTAATTCCCGCTACCGCGTCACCACCTTTGCCTGACGCGCCGCCCACCGACGCGCCGCCGGTCCCGCCTTGGGTCCACATCTTACCGGCGTTTCCGGCAGAGGTTGGACCGGCGCTGCTGCCGCCGCCGCCGCCTGCCGCGCCCTGCGAGCCGCCCGCTTGGCCGGTCCAGCCACCACTTTGTCCGCCAGAACCGCCATTAAATTTTGTTGTTCCGACGCTGCTGGCTGCCGCACCGCCTATGCCTTCACTCACTGAACCTGAACTATTAGCAACCGCACCGCCTGTGCCGCCTTTTGCCAGCACGGTGCCGGTGTTGATGAACCAAGTGTCGCCGCCGGTGCCACCGTTGCCGGTCGTAGCGGCCCCGCCTGTGCCAGCGGCACCGATGCTGTAGGAGACTGTCCCGCTCAATGATCTGTTGGTGATGACGGCGCATGCGCCGCCGCCGCCACCGGCGCCGCCAGCGGCATCGGTGCCGTTAGTAAGACCGCCACCACCACCGCCGCCGCCGCCGTAACATTCGATGGTGTTCTTGGTTGGGGTAAAATCAGCAGGCACAACCCACGACGAACCGGACGAAAGAATGATGAATTGCTGCGGCATCGTGGGCGGGCTTGGCTGCGTCGCCGGGTCGTAGGGCGCAGCCGGTGCCGTGAAACTCGCGGTCCATCTAGCGACCCCTTTTGACACTCTCAGTTCGTCTATGTAGCCGCCGTAATAGGAGCCGCTCTGACAGCCGCCGACGCAGAACGGGGTCGTCCTTGCCAGCAACGACGCCGATGAGGTCCATGTATCAACCTGCGTCCCGTTCTTGAAGGTGCGGAATGTGGTGCCGCTGCGCGTGATGGCAAGGTGGACCCACGCGTTGAGCGTGGCCGCGCCAAACGCATTGCGCCCGTTCGAAACGTCCCACGACGAGCCGGTCGAAGACATATAGCAGAGCAGATTGCCGCCCGAATAATAGGACAAAAAGAACGGAGCATAGGTGTTTGTAAAATCGCGGGCGATGGCGCAGCCGCCGCCCGTTCGATATTCGAACCACTCGATTGTGAAATCTCCCGACCCGAACTCAAAATCGCTCGAATGGGGAAACGTGAACGCGCCGTTGCCGCTGAGCAGTGCTGACGCAACGCCAAACTTTTTCTGCGCGGTCGATTGTATCGCGCCAGAAGCGACCTGTGTCGAATAGCCTCTGTTCTTCGGAGAATAATCGAGCATTGCCGGTGAGCCGGTAGTGTCGCAATGCAGGAGCAGGACGGTGAAGGCATCGGCTCCGGCTGCGGCCTGTCGAAACAATGCTGGTGTGAATCCCGGCAGCATCAGGCAAAGCCCGCGTTGAAGGTTGTGAACAGATTTGCGCCGCTGTAGGCATACGAAAGAATGTCGTAGCTGCCTGCTGCTGTTGACAGCACCGGCTTGGTGCCGCCGGGAAACTTCCACAAGTTGCCCCACGTTGTGATCGTGCGGTTGCCGGTCGCATCCTGAATTAAATAGATGAGGCCCTTTTGTCCCGATTTCATGTTTGCGGGGTTGTTGAGCGTGTGACCGGCTTGGTTCAACGTCACATAAAAGTCGATGCCGAAAGCAAAGTCAGGTGTGAGCGATGCAGCAGTAGCAATTTGAACCGGAGCAGCCGCCGCCCACACTTTGTCGGTGGTGAGAATTAAATTCGCGGTGTTGGCGAGATATTGCGCGCTCGTCGCAATCGCCGTCGCGTCGAGGATGCGCGTCCACGGCTGCCAAGTCCCGGCCAGCAATCGCCGCGTATAGACCAGACCATCAGTGATGAGGCTGTAGGCGACCTGAACAAGATATTGCGTTGAAGGACCGTAAGTCAGAACGTGCAGATACCATTGGCCCGCGCCGGTCGGCTCGTTTGGATTATTATTGCCGCCGGAACAAGCATAGGTGCCGGGAGCGGTAATGGTGTTGAGGTCAATCGTTGCGCCGATGATCTGCGATTGATTGACGAACGCGGTGGTCGCCAGCTTGGTCGAAAAATCAGCAACCGTTGGCGTTGGCGCGGTCGGTGTGCCGGTAAATGTCGGGGACGCAATCGGCGCATAGGGACCGCCAGTGACGTAGCCCTGCGCCTTCACAAACGCAGTCGTTGCTATCGATGTGTCGTTGTCCGCCGTCGCTGGCGTTGGTGCTTGCGGGTCGCCGGTAAAGACCGGAGAGGCGAGCGGCGCACGCGATGTGTCTGTCGGATGCCGATGATCTTCGCGTGAGAATAGTAGCGATGTGCCGACTGCCGCCGTGCCATCCATGAGCGGCGGCGCAGTGCCGGGAGCGCCAGCACCATCAGCACCCGGCGGGCCTTGCGCTCCAGTGTCGCCCTTCGGGCCTTGAGGTCCTGTTGCGCCGGTCGGGCCGGGATCGCCTTGTGGTCCCTGCGAGCCGGTTGCTCCGGTTGCGCCAGTCGCGCCGGTATCACCCTTTGGCCCCTGCGGTCCTACTGGACCGGGGACAGTGCTGTCGGCACCAGTCGCGCCGGTATCGCCTTTGGGACCTTGCGCACCGGTTGCGCCGACTGGCCCTTGTGGACCGACGTCGCCAGTATCGCCTTTCGGTCCTTGCGCTCCGGTAGCTCCAGTATCGCCTTTGGGACCTTGCGCACCGGTTGCGCCGACTGGCCCCTGCGCGCCCGTCGCCCCTTGCGGCCCGGTTGGCCCTAATGGCCCCTGCGCCCCAGTGCTTCCTGTATCGCCCTTTGGACCGGTTGGCCCTGTCGGCCCTGTCGGCCCGGGTGGTCCAGTTGGTCCGGGCGGACCACCGGGATCGCCGGGATCGCCCTTTGGTCCCTGCGCGCCGCGTGGTCCGGTGATGCCAGTAGTGCCCGGATCACCCTTGTCGCCCTTGTCGCCCTTCAGACCCATCGGACCTTGGGCCGGGACCGAGATTACGATCGTCTCGTCATCCTGATCGACGTATTCAGTTTGACCTTGGACCGTCGGCGGCGTGTCTTCGTCATCGGTGTCGATATATTCGACGGTCATGGCGATCCCCAAGTGATCTTGATCGCACCTTGTGCGCCAGCCCTTCCCGGTTGATCGCCTGATGTCCAAGCAGCGCCAGCGCCAGCGCCGCCATATGGATTGCCAGCAGTGCTTACGTTGACGTTGCTTGGCGAGCCTGTGCCGCCACTACCAGCAATCCCGCCGCCGCCTGCGCCGCCTGTTGCGCTGTTGACCACAGCATTGCCACCATTACCTGACGAACCTGCTGCGCCACCGCCTCCCGGAGAAGGTACAGACGGCTGACTACTAGCTGCGCCGTTGCCGCCGCTAAATTTCGTTGAACCAGTGCCTGACGCTGCTGCACCGCCAACACCGGCAACGCTCCCTGCGTAGTTTTTGCCGCCTGTGCCACCCTTCGCTAGACAGGTTGCTGTGTCCTTAAACCAAGTGTCGCCGCCGTTTCCGCCGTCATTGCCAACAGCAGCGGCGGCACCTGCTGCACCTATTTGTATGGAGATATTCGCACCGGGAGTTAATGCTAAGTTAGTGATCTTGGAGTACGCACCACCGCCGCCACTCGCACCAGTGTAGAAATAGGAATTGTATGAACCTGCTCCACCTCCACCTCCACCGTAGCACTCGATGGTGTTAATCGAGTTATTCCAGTTTGCAGGAACGGTCCACGTTGTGCCGCTGGTGAGCGTGACTGATCCTGATCCTCCTGCCGCACCTCTGTTGAGTACCGGCGCAACACAAGGGATCATTTTAAATCCGCGCTGAAGAAGCAGGCGATATTTGTCGCGTCGATGACGTGATACGAGATGGCATCGAGTGCGTTTGCCGCCACCGTAAGTGTAGGCTTCGTGCCACCGGGAAACTTGTACATGCTTCCCCAGACGGTCACTGTCCGGTTGCCAGTCGCGTCTTGCTTGAAATAAATAATTCCGGTCTGGCCGGGTTTTGCCGATGCAGGATTTGCAAGTTGACGGCCCGTACCAGCCAACGTCCATACGAAACTATTACCGCCAGCAAAGTTAGGGGACCAAGACGCTGCATCGGCTACAGCTACAGGTACTGCTGAAGCCCAGATCGCCGGAGGGGTGACAAGCCTGTCAGGCTGATTGCTCAAAAACTCAGCCGCCTGTCTAGCCGTAATTGCCTGCTTGGTTTTCAGCGGTGTCATTGCGCTGGTATCAACAGCACCGCCCTCCGCCTCAACTTGCGTTGATGGGGTGACTGTAATTACTCGATTGGCGGAAAGATCACCGCCGCCGCTGGCAAGACCTCCACCTGTAACAGTTCTGGTGATTGGCACTGCACCAGAGACATCTCCCATCGGACCTTGCGGACCTTGAGGACCTGTAGCACCGGGAGACCCCTGCGCCCCGGTATCGCCCTTCGGGCCTTGAGCACCGGTTGGCCCGGCTGGTCCAGTTGGCCCGGGTGGTCCCTGATCGCCCTGTGGTCCACCCGGATCGCCGGTATCACCCTTCACGCCTTGGGCGCCACGCGGTCCGGTAATTCCGGGTATGCCCGGATCGCCCGGATCACCTTTGTCACCTTTCGGGCCTTGCGGTCCCTGCGCCGGGACCGTGATGATCTTTACAGAACTCATCGGGTTGGTCCTATGGCGTGGGTCAGCATGCCGCGCCAGATGTCGTCATGCAGCGTATCTGGTCGGATAAGGATCAGGCTGTGGACGTAATCGCCCGGCGCCAACTCGGTCATCTGCTCACGCATGATGTAAATACTGAAGGTCGTGAGCTTGCCGTCGACATCGGGCGTATAAGCGATGCCACCGTTCTCGGTACTCAGTGACAGGAAAACTTCGGCATCGTCGGCGCGCTTGCGCACCATCATCGCCAAGCCATAGCCAGTGAAGTCGAACGGCACGTCGTTGATCACCCACTGGAACGCCTGTGCAAAGTCAGCGTCGGAGAATGTCGTGAAGTTGACGCCAGCCGCCGCCATGAGAGCCATCCCTCACAAGTTTGCGTAGTAGTCATCCAGTGGATCGGGAGCGAGTTCAGCGATGAGCCATTGTCCATCGCGCCAGACCGGCCACAGGCCTTTGCTGCAGTTCGGAGGTTCGATTGTCGTGGCGTTGCCCGGGATCAGCACGATGCCGGGTGCGCGCTGATCGCAATCCCCGACCGTAAGCTGCTGCGGACCGGTATAGGCACCGGTCACGTAATCGAAGGTGTAGACGATCATCCGTCAACGATGCAGGGGACGATCGCCGTGTTGCGCACCCGGCTTTCCTTACCGGGATTGAGATTGAGGCTCATGTTGCCGGACATGACTTTAGGGTTCGGCAACGGGTATAAAAGTCTGGATGATGTCGATTCGGCACCAGTAACATTGGTAAGAACGGAGTCGGCCAACCCCAGTGTCCCCGACCCCTGCCAACCGGTAACGCCCGGCCAGATGTCAGGCGTAGCACCGGGCGTGGGGTAAGGGGGGTTCGGCCATGAAAAGACGACATCGGTAACCTGAACCGTGCCTGTTGCAGTCACCGCGCCGACCTGACCGTCCTGCTGCGTCGTCAAGGCGCGTGGATCGACGCCACGTCCATCATCATAAAAGCGCATGAACTCGGCACGAAAATCCGGCAGGCGGAAATTTGTGCTGCCGTCGCCGCGCGAGAATGCAGTCCAGTAGCGATTTCCGGCATTCTGCCATTCGCTCTCATTGACGATGCGATTGCTGCCATTGGCGAACGCCCACAATGCTGGATGCTCGGCGCGCAGCAGCATGGCGCCGTTTAATTTGACGGTGCCGAGCGGTGCCACGCTGGCTGGGGTTAGCACAATGCAGCCGACCGGTAAGCCGTAGCCACTGAATGCCTGCGGGATGATGCCGCTGAACTGGAATTGTCCGGCGGCAGAATTGTAGATCAGCAGCATGATCTGGGAGACGACGGCGTCGTTTGCCTGCAGTGGGGCGCCATTGGCGCGGACGATCGGGACCGGTGCCAGCGCATTGACTTTGATCGTCGATGGCCCGGTGATGTTGTTGGCGAGCTTGATCTCGATGGTGAGCCCGGGTGTTAGCGCCGTGATTGCCGGGACGTAGGCGCCGACCAGCGCATTGGTCACACCTGTATCCTGCACGTACGGGATGTTGATGTACGTGTTCGTGGTGCTGCCCCCGCCGCCAGCGACACCCAAAAACGGGTTGAATTCCCAATACCCGGTATCATTCCAGAATGCCTCGAACAGCACGCCGGTCAGAATAGCGCCCGCAACAAGCTCGGAGCCATCGGCATAACGCAACGGGTTGGAGATGCCGTCGACTTTCAGCATCGTTGCCCCGGTGTTGTTCTGCACCGCCTTGATGCGCAGCGGCATGCCCGGGGTCATGGTGGTCGAGATCGGCGGATCGAATTCGACCTCGACCGTGTTGGCCGTCCCTGCCCCGGTGTTGAGCGCCAGCCCGTAGTTCATGCGCTGGCTGCGCACCGCCTGCAGCAGTTGCGTGAGGTCGCCGTTGTCCGGCACCTCCGACGCACTTTCGATCACCGTAACAATTTCACGCTGCGGATATTCAACCGCGGCTGCCGGGATGATCGAACCCTTCCGGCCAACGGTCGGGTCGCCGTTGATATACGGTGCGGTCGGGTCACTGATGCCAAAAGGTTGGTTGTATTTCATAGTTGTCCTCTCATGGCGTGCCAGCCATCGGGTCGTTCAACTGGCCGGAGTAATCCAAAACGATCTGGGTGTGCGCTGGCTTCCAGCGTTCGAGGATGCAAAGCAGGTCTTCTGGCATTCCGATGATCAAATGCGGATCAACGCCGACTTCGCCGCCTCCGGCTCCGACCCGGAACCAAGTGAGTGTCACGTCGCCGACGTGGATGGTCCAGTAAAAGCGGATTTCTTCCGGCCCAAGCTGCCAGCGCATGTCGGGTGGGTGGCCGCCAGCTTCGATTTCCTGCTGGGTCGTGTCGCCGACCATCGAGACGCCGCACATATACGGCGAGAACTCGGTGATCGTGATGTCATAGCCAAGCCACTTTGCAACTTCGGTAAAGAAGTCGCGCGACTGGGCGCCAAGCAGCGTCATCTTGAGCATCAAGATGCGCCGCCGGTCCTCCAGCGATTGCTGCTTGCCAAAGAAGCACGGATCGGGGAGACCCCAGTTGCGCTCCCAGTCGTCGAGCAGTTCGACCGTCAGCCGCGGGTCGGATTCAACTTCGAGCAGATCGGCGGCGCGGCCATCGACATAACCCCAGTATTTATTGAGCCCGAGACAGGTGAGGACCAGCGTGCTCTCGGGATGCCGCGGCCACGCCTGACCGGTGGGCAGCAGCGAGAGGAAGGCTTGTGCGTAATCATCACCAGTGCGGCGAACGTGGCGATCATACATGGACGGCGCTGGTGATTGCCTTGGTGTCGGCAGGCGCTGGTAATTCGACCGTGCTGTAGAAGATGTCGTTCAGGTAACCGAGATGACCTTGCGACGGCATGACGTCATCGTCGCAGTTGCCCATGTCAAATGAGATCACTGGCGCATTCATGATGGCCGCGTACTTCCATGCCGCGTAGATGGTCTGACCGGGAGCAGCCCGCTCGAACAGCATCTCGCGGATACATTGCTCGATCGCCGCGCGCACGGCTGGCGTATCCGGCACCAGATTGACGATGTCGAAGTTGATCGGTTGCTTCAGCGGCGCCTCGACGAAGGCGTCCTTCACCGTCACCGGTCGCTTGGTGTTGATGTATGAGGCGACTTTGGCAATATCATCCGGCAGCGGGAAGCCGTCATTGTCGGCGCGCAGGTCATCCATCATGAAGCGTAGCGTAACCGTGCCGATGCCCATTTCGCTCTGCGCCCATGCGCGGGTGACGCCCGGCACCGCCAGCGCCCATGCCTCGTAATCATAGGCAGCGCCACCCATCGGCGGCTGCTGGATGCGGCGCAGAACGCGGGCCCGCAGTTCCTCATCAGTCTCGGTGTCGGTACCGCCTGACAGTTCTACGACTTCAACTAAATTATCAATCCCCGGAGGCGGCTCCGACATCGCCATGGCTGAACCGGGCGGCAGGTTGCCAACCGTGCCGGGATCAAGCGCCCGCACCTTGGCTGGCGTCGGCACCGTGCCGACCACAATATCTTCGATGGTCTCAAAACCGATGTCACCGCTCGATGCCTCAAGCTGCGTACCTTTTGGGACCGGCATGCCGTTCTGACCGGTGAATAATACTTCGCCGGTTGCCAGCGTTGCCATCTTGCGACCGGTCGTGCCGTCTGCATTCACCAGCCATATCTTGCCGTGCCGATCGAGCCATTCATGCTCTGCCGTATCCGGCAGAAGCTGCAGTGCCAGCCAGTCGATGTACTGCAGCGTCAGGTGACACAGGCCGCCTTGGCTGTCGGAGATGACGCGCAGCACGCTGTTCGGGACGTTGGCATCGGAGCCCGGCAGCGTCGACTGGATATAGTCGCGGACCGCACTGCGGACTACTCGAAGTGTCGGCGTCGACCACGGCATTCGATCACCCCTGATCCTGAATCATTTCCTGCCAGAGAATTTGATAGCGTAGTTCGATCTCCAGCAGCGGCCCGCGATAAATTCTGATCAGCGCATCGATACGCTGTTTGTCCACGCGATTGACCCAGACGTCAAAAAAGCTGCAGATGCGTCGATTAACAAAGGGCTGGAGCGAATCGCGGATGTAAGTCTCGATCGCGACCAGTGTCGAGCCTTCTGCCGCGCCTGACGGCGTGATCTTGCTGCGCACGAGCAGCCAGAGCTTCGAGCCGATCGCCCAGCCATTCCAGATCGCTTCGGCATCATAATCACCCCACCAGCCCCTGCGATCTTCAGAATCTGGATCAGGCAACACATCGGACACCGACGCCAGTCCGTCGGTGCCAAGGGCGACGATGATGGCTGATGCCAGCGCCTTGGTATCATCGAGCGTACCATTATCGCGCAGCGACCAGTCGCACGTGACCGAATATTTCGGGAACGCGTTATTCTGGACGATCCTGATGTCGGGGACGATCGAGGTCGTCATGACGGCGAGGAATCCGGTGGGTCAAGTCGGCCCCACACGTTGACCGCCGGTCCGTCGAGCGTCACCACCAGCGAGAACATGTTCTTCTCCTTCTCGCCGCCGCAATACATATTCTTGTTTTCATGGATTTCGCAGTAGACCTTGCCGTCCGTCAGCATCGAATGCACGCGCTTGCCGGAGACGCGGCTTTTCTTGTCGGTGATGTCGACAAAGTATTTCGAACTCTTGTTGTCGTCGAGAACCGGCTTCTGGCCCCTCTTTTTTTGTTGACCCTGCTGATCGCCAGACTGTTGTCCACCATTCGTTGCCTTCGACTGGCCCTGCTGTTGCTGCTGTGATGCTGGCACCAGCGCCATGCGCAACGTCTTGTCCGTCGGCGCCGACCAGTGGCCGCCGTCCTTGTTCATGTGGAATTGCTGCTTGTCGTCCTTGCCGCGAAACATCGCGGTGTCGCCTTTTTCCATCCCGTACAGCCGATGCCGTCTGTCATCCATCGGACCGGCGACCGGGAAGGACCGATTGCCGCCCATAAAATTGATCGTGCATTCGGCACCGTCGGTGATCTGACCCTGCGCATCTTTGTCGGCATCAAAGACGACAGAGGTGAAGCCGTAATTCTGCGGCGCTTCGATTCCCTGACGCGATTCATTGTGCTGAAACATGCCGCCCATTTCTTGCATCAATTTACTGTCGTCGACCTTCTCGACAACGCTACGCGCGCCACCGGCCACATAGCCGCGGTGTGAAGACGACAATGGTGTTGCGCGATGCATCAGTGCTCTCCTTATGTGTCAGCCATTTCTGGTGGCGGCGGCACGCTGCCTGTGGAATTTGGCCCGCGCTTCACGCCGTATTGATCGTTGACTTTCCACGGACTAACCAGATCGATCTGGGTGAGCGTGCCGGTTGCCCGATCCTGCGTGAACGTCACCCGTTCGATTGTCAGCACGTCTTCGAGCAGCGCCATCGGCGATTTCACGAATACGTTTTCATTTGTCGACCACAAATTCACATCGTCTCGCAACCAGCCCTGCACCGTCACGTGTGCGGTGATGAGCATGCCGTCATGCCATTTCCGCACATTCTTGACATGGTCTGCCACGTCTTTTGGCTGGCTGGCGGTCTGCTCCATCGACGTGATCAGGATGCTCGGTATTTTTGTTACCGTGCCCGGCAGCATCGAAGAAAGTTGGCTCGCCTTAACGACATTCATGTTGTCGCCCGGCTTTGCCTGTGCGTCGACGCGATACTTGTTGTAGGCATACTTGTCAGTGATCACGCACTGCATCGCCTTGATATTGATGCCTTCATACAGATTGGTGACCACCGGGAATGTGTGCTCACCAATCAATACGAAGTTGCCAAACGAATCAGAACTGAGAATGATGCCTTTCGGACGAGCAATCCGTTCCAGAAAATCCCAGATGTTTTCGCCCGGCTGACACTGCAGTTGCTCGAATGGTGTCTTGTTCAACTCACCGAGCGTTTTGATCCCAACACCGAAATTCTGCAGCACCTTGCGAGCGACCTGTTCGTAGGTCATACCGTCAAATGATCCGTTCTTAGTATCGACGCTCGACTTTGCTGGCCAGTTCGTTGCGCTCTTGCCGATCAACTGCACGCCATGCGCGTTGGCGTCATAGGCGACCTGCCGCGTCTCGATATAGCCGGTCACCGCCAAGACGCCAGCAAGTATGATCTCGCACTTGTCGCCGGGCTTGAATTGCAACTTCTGCCACGCCGGGATCATGCCGACGTTCAGCAGGTCTTCCGGTTTTCTGAAAAATAACGGATCACGCTCGGCAGCGGAAAAACGAAAAACGGTTGCGTCCGTGCCAACCGCCGCCTGCACCCAGACGCTTTCCCAATCGTCGAACCTCTGGCCATTGACGACCAGCGTTGCCAACTCTTTTGGTTTTGGCATTGATCACGCCGACAACGCCTGCCCGGTAGTCGGACAGAATGCCGGGTGGACGATCTTGTTTTCCTTGCGCACTTCGTCTGCCCTGCCTGCATCCCCATAGAGCCTGTGCGCCACCACCAAGGTCGGCAGCGGCTCGAAGAAGATATAATTCAGCATCTGCGGCAGCGGCAGCGCCGTGGTCACCAGATGATTGCTGATTGCTGCGTGTAAGCCAACCAGCGCCCGGAACGCCGCCGAGTCCATCGCATCGGCTGCGATCTCTTCCGCTTCCGCAAACGGTCCGCTCAATGCCGACTTCAGCACATCAACATCCTGACGGCTGACAAATTGAATGTCCGCGATAATCCGGCCTGCGGTTGCCAGACATAACTGGATATTTGAATCTCGCACCAGTTTGCCACCGAGCAGCTTCGGGGTTTCCGTTGCAAGCTGTCTGCGCACCGCCTCGATGGAGGTCAATGTGCAGCCCGCCTTGAATGTTTTGTCGTAGGCATCGAGCAGCGCATCACCGATTTCGTCGTTCATCAGCATGTGCAACGCATTGACCCGGGCGTAATTAATCGCCGTACGTGCATCGGCACCTGAACGCCCATAGCTCGCCACCGCCGTGAGCAGTGCATCCATGGTGCGCTCGACAATCCCGGCACCCTCAACTGCGTCGCGGCGTTTCATGCCGGGGTCCCGCCATCGGTTGGCGGCGGTACGTCACCAATGGGTCCGGTCTCCAGACCCGGCGGCGGACGAATGCTTTGCGACCCGGCATCGTTGTCCAGATTGTTCTTCGCGGACTCCTGCATGGCATCAGCCGCTTTGCTGATCGCACCCTTGGTGTCCATGACCGAAGCCGGTGAATTCGGATTGATCCCGACTTCCGTGAACATCATGTCAAATACGCAATAGCCGCCCATGCGCTCTTCTTCAGTCAGGCGATAGCGCTGGCAGACGACCCACACGCCGGGCTGCGTCGGCAGTTGCAGCAGGCCCGGGCCTTCTTCTTCAAGCTCGTTGCGCAACAGGTTGCGTGCAATCCGATAATCGCGGTTGAACAAAATCCCTTCGTTGCCGTCCACCGTGCTCGGGAATGAAATGCAATAGCCGCGCACCGAAAACCCGATTGCCTCGCGACCCATATCTTCGGCGTAGGGAAGATTTTTCTTAGGAAACTGGTGCTGCACGATCCGGCGACCACTTTCACGTGCATTGGTCTCGCAATGAAACCGTGCGCCGCGAAACGATGCCGGTGCCAGCGCATCGCGCCAAGGATTGTGGATGTCTGTAATCTTCATGCGACCGCGCCAAAGGTCGAATCAGACGGCCCGCGGGCTGCTGCGTCCATCTGCACTTGCCGGTTGATCTCGACTGTCCTGAATAATCCATCGCCTTCCGCGTCGACCTTGGTGCCGCGTGGCGCGTTCACATCGACCTTGATCTTGCCGCTGCCTTCCACCTTTTGCGCCTCGTTTTGCTTGCGCAACGATTCGCGCGCTTCCAAGATTTCCTGTTTGCGTTTCCATGCTGCGTCGCTCATGCCTTCGAAGTGCATCGGATCGCCAAAACGGCCACCCCATGACAGGCCATGCCGCCATGCCATGTCTTCCACGTCGGTCGGCATGTCGGTCGTGCCGCCACGCCGCATTGGATTACGACCGGGATTGATGTCGACGGCGGCGCCGTAGGCATGCATCGAAAGCCCGCCACCGCCAGCCTTGGCGCGATAATTGTATCCGCCAACGCTATCGATTTTGTAGCCGCGATCGATTAACTCATTGAGGAAACCTTTATAGCGATCGGCAAGAGCCGCATTGACTGTGACGCTCTTGCCATTCTTGAGTTGGATCGTTGTCTGATTGGTCCCAGCCCTTCCCCAGATGCCGGAGGCCGCAGCATTAAATTCGCCCGGATCGCCTTTGCGCGTTTGATAAGTGCGCGCTACACCGCCGCGGTCGCCGCCAGCGCCGGGAGCATCAGCACCGGCACCGACACCAGCCTTCATTCGATCGGCCCACGCTTGATCCTGCTTCTCGATGCCGAAACGCTCGGGATTTGCACCGGGAGATGAATATGTCTGCGGCCCGCCACCGAAACCGACGCCGCCTGATGCATTGCCGGTGGCAAAGCCGGAAATATTTGACCCACCCATGACGTTGCCGAAAACGTCCGAGTAGGATTCCATCTTCTCTTGCGAAATACCCTTTGCGGCCTTGTCGTGCGTCGACTTTGGAAAGTATGAACTGGACAATGTCTCTGAAATTGTCTTGCCACGCGCGGAGGCGCGATTGAGCACGCTTTCAAGGAACGCCTGTTTTGCTTCCGGGCCCTGCCCGCCCACTTCCGCTTCCGCATATGCAAACAGCCGCTTGCGCACCTCTGGATCAGCCAACTCCTTGGCGTGCGCTTGGCGTGCGGCGGCCAGACCGGCGCCAGCCGCAGCGCCACCGCCCATTGGGGGCTCCGCACCAGCCCCACCTCCGGGTTGGCCCGGCTGGCGTGGTATCTCACCCGGCAATCCAGTGGTGCCACCGGGAGCACCGCCGCCGGGGGCAGCAGCGCCGCCGGGTCCGTAAGCGCCACCACCCAATGACGCGCGCTGCAGCAAGCCGCCATAGCCGCCCTGACCGCCCTCACCGCCGCCGTAAAGAATAAGCTCAAGCAGTTCGTTGTTTTTTCGGACCGCTTCAGTGTTGTCTTCGGTTGCTTCTTTTTCGTCGAATGTACCGCCCAGCGGACCGCCGAATGGTGAGTAGCTCATTTTCTGCGGCGTGACCGGACCCTGCTCGATCAGGCGCCTGCGTTCTTCTTTCCAGTTTTGCTGCTGCTGTTGTACTGCATTCGGCGGCTCAACAACCGGCGGCTTCTCCAACAACTCTTTGCGCTGTTGTCCCCACTGCTCCATGTGCTCGACGGACTTGTCCCAGAATTCTCTCTTGAGCCACTGTCCAAAACCGTGATCACTGATGTATTTCAAATTTTCAACGAGATTTTCAACACCTGAAGCAAGTGCATCAACAACGGCATTCATCGCCTTGAACATCCACAGCGGCGCAAACAACAGATCGGTCAATTCACTGATTCCATCCTTCAGCCTGCTCCAGCTTTCACTCAGTTTGTCTGCTTGTTTGATCTTCTCTTCTTCGCGTATACGATCGGCCTCCGACATATTTTCGAGTTTCTTCATCAGCACCATGCGTTCATTTAATTCAAATTCAGCCAAGAACCGGCGCTTCTGCTCGGCTGCGTACTGCTTGCTGCCGGTTGATTCCAGTGCGTTGCGATAAACCTCTTCACCAGCCAAACGTATCGCGTTGAATTTTTCAATATCGTTTCGCCCACGATTGATGGCGTCGAGATACTGATTCATAGTCTCACGATCTTCCGGCGCGGTGTTACCAAGAATCCGCATCCGCAGCGGACTATCCGGTCGCTGCAGATCGGCCTGCGCCTTGGATAATTTGGCAATCGCATCGGCTGCGGTACCAGCATCGATGCCCATGCGGCCAAATTGTCTGACGATGTTGCGGTACGAACTTTCGTCCGCGCCGACCATTCGTGCCGCCTGCGCGGCCTTGTGTAGTTCATCAGTCAGAAACGCTGTCTTGACTGCAGCAATCCCGACATAAGTTGCGAATGCCGCCACCGCAGTGCCGCCGAGCGCAATGCTACCGCCAAAAATCGCGAGCGCGCGTGCAGCGGTGGCGGTCTCAACTCCAGCCGCCTTCATCTCGGCGGTAAACCCTTCAGAAAACCCCTTCGTGATGCTGCCGAGCAGCCGCATCTTACTGCCGAAGGCATCCATTACCGCACCGGCCCGCACCCAGCCGCCGATGAACTCATTCATCTTGCGACCGTCGCCGACCTGATCCTGCAGCGACTTGAGTTGGTCAACCAGCGAGCGGACACCGTGTCCGGTTTGCTCAAAGTGACGTCTGGTGTTCCCAGTCGATTGTTGAACGTCCTGCTGCAGCCTTTGCGAACTCGTGCGGAATCGCTCCATCTGCGCGGACGCATTGTCCTGCAGATTGACGACTAGATTTAATTGTTCTTCTTGTGTCGCCATTGATCCTTACTCTTCAGATGGCATGGGCCGATCGGCCCGTTGCACCTGACCGGTGCGACGCATGTGCGTCTCCAGTTCTGTAACTGACATGGTGAGAAACACGTCAGGGCTGACGTGGTAGTGTCTGGCAAGCCGGTAGCAGTCGAGGATTATTTCGTCTTCGTCGCCTGCTACCATGCTGCCAAATCTGGAAGAAAAAAACGGCGCAAGCGATACGCCACGCTGTTCCAGTCCCGCGGGTCCATCTGCTCGATCATGGGCGGAAGAATCTCCGTCAGCGCCGCCATCATGTACGTCATCTTGCGCTCATCAATCACGATCTCGTTGTCGTTATTGATACGCACCGGATTGCCGTAGCGATTGATGTCGGATGCCTTCGGTTCGCGCAGCGACACCTCGCGAACCTCTTCGCCCCTGTTGTTCTTGATCGGCTTGTAGAGCAGTTTGACCTTGATCGGCCACCGATCGAGATCGAGCGGCGGCAACTCTGCCGGTGATTTTTCAAGCTCCGGTGGCGGGACCGCTTGCTTCTCCGGTGCCTTGGTCTCGACTTTTTCCGGCGCAGGCGCCGGGTCTTCGTCGGGCGGACGCGATGGAGGGGCAGCGGACTGCCCCTCGTGCTGGAAACCTTCGCGTCCTCTGCCGTTCTGGCTCATCTGGCTCATCGTACGTCCTTGTTGTTTTACGTTGCGAGCGCAACCTCTTCACAGGTGACGCCCTCCCAGCGCACGCGCACCTGTCCGTCGCGCGTGTTGTTTTCAAAGCCGCCCTTGCAGACGGCTTGGGTGAGTGTGTACTGCATGCCGTTGGCCAGTTGCGCAATTATTGTCGAGTTCGTCTGCTCAAGCAGATTTTCCAGATAGTAATTGCGTGGCGTCGACATATCACACTCGATGTACGGCACCCTTGGCAATTCTTGGAAACCATGGATGCCGTCCTGTCCTGCGATCATCGTCCGCTCGACTACGCTCGGGCTGACGACGAAGTTGCCGCGTACGAGTACCTGCTCGTCGTTGACGGTGAGGAACGCGATACCGGCGATTCTCTCTGCCATTGCTCAGTCTCCTTTCCGCGTTCTTGAATGCCGTTACGCGACGGTTGCAGCGGATGCTGCGTTGAATGGCGGTTGCGCGGGCCCGATGATCTGGACATCGATTCCGCGGTCGTATTGCAGCCTGAACTGCGCCAGCACGCTGAAAATTCTGAGCTGGTTTATTAAATCTGGGGGGTATAACACATTGATTCTATTGGGGTTATCCGGGTCGCGCTCGACGATCAGGTAGCGCTTGAAGTTGCGCATGTCCTCGACCAGACCAGAGAACATATCCTGCTGATACTGGGCGATGAGCGTGCCCTTGATGATCCCGGGGGTAACGATCGCCTGTCCGGGCCCAAATTTGGTCCCGTCGTTGGCGAGCTTGTGCCGCGGGAATCTGGTCGTGATGATGTAGCGCTGATTGCGCAACAGCTTGGCGAGTGTCGCGAGCGTCGTGACTAACTCAAAGGCATCGTCACTCTGTCCATATTTATTGAGTTGGTACAGCGTTTGCTCGCGGGCGATCTGCGGCTGATTGTCAGGGCCGACTTTGGCGATCGCCAAGCCGGTGCTGGCAAGACTATTCAGTTCTGGGAAGTCCCAGCGCTGATTGATCGGCGCCGCCTTGATCTTGTTGAGCGTCAGCGTCTGCAACGGACGCGCCGGGTCGTTGATCAGCGCCCGTTGTGCCTTGGCTGCGTAGGCCGCCGCCCACTCGAACGTCGGCGACGGACTGCCGACTTCGACCGCTATCACTGACTCGACCGGGCTGTTTTGCGTCTCGCCCCAGAGGACCAGATTGGAGTAGGTGTCGCGCTTGGCCGAGAACACGTGACCGAATAACTGTCTCTGCCAACCCCACCGGCCTTGATCTTCAAAGCCATACTCCTGATCCCAGTCGAAGAGCGAATTCGAATCCGTATACGGCATCGCCACGTATTCAAACGGCTCCTCTCCCATGTTGGAGATTGCCTGCGTGAAGTCCGGCACGCCGACACCGCCAGCAAGGTGACCATCCGTCGGCAATTCAAGGTCAAGCCCAACCGGCGTATTTTCTCCGCCGCGCGAGCCGAAGTAGTTCAAGCCAACCGTGATGTCGTTGGCGTTGATGCTCTTGAACACCGACGTGAGCGTGACCACCGCGGCAGCGGCAACCGCTGTCACCGGCAACGTAGAATTTTCGTTGATTGCCGCAGCGATCGCCGCTGCGATCTCGTCCGCCGTATCGGTCGTCGAAAGGTTGATGCCGAGATGTTCCCCGGCAATATAAAGATGCAACGTGCCAGCCGAAGTCGGCGGGGCATTGACTGTGATCGTGCCGGTCGCTGCGGCTGCAGCAGCCGGTTCGGCCACCGGCAAGCCCCACACTTCGTTGGCGAAGTTGTTGTCGTAGTACGCCTTGAACATCCGGTGAAGTTCAGACCCTTCACCAAAGTGCGCAGCCGCCTGCGACAATGATCCAACCGGGATCGGCATATCCGCGGTCGCGTCACCGTCCGCGGTCATCACGCCAACAATCAACGCACGCAGGTTGATGTTCGGAAGTCCAGCCATCGATGAGTCGACTTCGACCCAATATAAAGGGACCTTTATATTGGCCGGAATGTTTGCGAAAGAGATAGGCATTTTACTTTCCTTTCCCATTTGTGAGGATTATATTAGGCTACCCCAAGCCACTAGAAACGGACCCTAGCAGATGGGCTCACCGTTAGATCATCATGTCGTTTATTGGCTGTATGACGCCGGTTGTGTTTCGCCGAAAAAAGACGGCTATATCGGCGCCTCAAACAATCCGACCAAGCAGGCTTGGCGATATGAGAAGGCTAAAAAATTCGGGGATAAAAAATTTCAGATGAAAATTCTATTTTGGGGTAGCAAGGAAGAATGTTTGGCAGTCGAACGTCAATTAAGACCGCATCACGGCATTGGGTGGAATAAAGGCGCTGGCGGATTTAAAGATGGCTCTGGTTGTAAAGGCGTTGCCAAGTCAGCGGAGCACAAAGCTAAAATACGCGCTGCTGCCCTAGCTCGTTATCAAGACCCTGCTGAACACAAGCGCACGTCGAGAGACGTAAAACGAGGTCTTGGAAGGAATCATAGCGTCGGCGTTAACAATCCGATGTTCGGTCGCGAGATGTCGGACAAATCCAAGCAAAAAATCCGCGATCGGATCGAGCAACGTGGCGGCGTGTTCGGCAAAAACAATCCAAACTACCGCCACGGTCGCTATTCCGACAGTTGACTACTCGGTGGTGGCACTCTCGGTTCGCCGCCGATGATGTTGCTGCGGCTGTTTGTTTCTCTCGTCGGCCTGCTCGACTTTGATCACGCCCTCGGCGATACGCCGCTTGGTGAAGCGATCATTCGGCCACTCGATGCTGCCCTCTGGCCGGAATGCGATGCCACTGGGATGCTTGAGCACCCGATACTTCTCATCGGTTGGCACCACACGAACCTTGCTACGTCCTTGCGGTTTCGCCGCCATGATCCGTTCTATCCGCTCGCGCCGCCGCTTCGCACGGAGCGATACGTCAGTCTTTACCTCAACCATCTTTCTGCTCCTTCTGGTTCGGCTTCGCTTGCGTCGTAGCCGTCTCTAGAACCAAATCAACTCCAACCTGCTGTCTCTGCGCCATCTGCTCTTCGGTCTCGCCGATCTTGATGCCGGTGCGCAGCCTCATCTCGTTAAAGTCATCGAATGGCCCCGGCGACCAGACCGTGCGATAGAAAACGCTCACGTCATACTGCAGTTCGGCAAGCGGTGTTTCATTATTGGCTTGGTTGGTGCCAAACTGATGCCGTCGCTTGCCACCAACGACGCTTTCAAACATTGTGTTGTCAGGATTGCCGAAGCCGAGATGCGGGTTATACGTGTCGATCACGTTTGACAGATACGGGTCTTCCCACAAGATGTGCATGATCTTCCAGTACGCCGCGTCGATCGTCCTTTCCGCGGCTTCATCATCATTGAGTGCAACCCTTACTGAAAATCCGATGCGCAGCGTGTGACTGAACCGGATCGCTGTGGCATTGGCATCGCCGTCTCCCGCCAGATTTTCGTCGAGGAAATAGACAGCGAGATGCGGCAGCATGGGCGGCGGCACCACCAGCATGCGTGTCTTGCGCTTGGTGTAGTTCGTAAAGAACGGGTCGCGTGCCACCGCGTCGAAAAAGACGTCACGAATTACGAGCGAATAACTTTGTGTGTCGGTGATGCCCATTTTCGATCCGCTGATGCGACGCCTACGATCGTTTCGTATTTGCGGATGGTCAGGCACGTCTGGCCGCCGCCATCGCTGGTGGAATCAATGATCTGGTACTCGCCCTTCGGCGCCTCGTTGCAGTCCTTCGGGATGATGACGTGATCATTCTGCTGCGGCATGACCGCAAATTCGCTGTCACGGATGTCGAGGATCGTGCGTTGATCCGAATAGATCGAGCCATCGTCGCCGACCACGTCGAGCGTGTAGGTGTTGAGAATGCCGCGCCCGGAATAATCCGGCTGTCCGGGTTGCGACTTCAGGGGCCGGAACGTGCATGGCACCGACCAGAAGTCAAAGATCGGCGACTGCAGCAACACGTCGAGATTTACTGCCATTTAATTTCGCCCAGCACTTCCGTCGTCATCCGGTCATGCAGCTTGTCGACCAGCACTTGGCGCAGGATCGGGCGTCTACTTGGCGTTGGCGCCGCCGCTTGCCCGCCCGGCACATATTTCCGTGGCCCCAAACGTCCACGTCGTGCCTGCTTGATGTATTTCAAGAATTCCTTTTTCGGTCGCTCCCGGCGCGAACGCGGCCAGATCATCGTCCTTACAGACACAGTGTTCCCTGCCTGCTTGACCTGAAGGTTCGGGTACTTGCGCTTCATATCCTCGGTCTGCCACGCGACGAGGACGTCCTGCATTTTCTCGTGCGACTCTTCCAATTCATCAAGCATGTGATCGAATTGGGCGACCAGCCGATCGGCGCCTTCAAGATGAATGTCAAAGCTGTCTGGCATGAGCGTCACACATAGAACCGCATGTAGTGATAAAGCAGCGCGTTGACGGTATCCGCCGCCGCACCGAGCGGCCCGCTGGCGCCACCTTTGGCCATGGCCTGATTAACGTCGAAGAACATCACGCGCGATTCCCGGTGCGAGATCGAGCGGATGCCGGAGGTCAGTTCGCGCTGCTGCGACATGCGCGCCGCGCTGACCATCAGCGCCAGCGCCTGCTTGAGTGCGGGTGGCGCTTCATCCGGCAACAGGTAGCCGCCCGTATAGGTCACTCGGATCGGCGCCGACCATGACTGGAAAAACTGCATCTTGCCGCTGCGATTTTCCAGTTCGTAGTACGGCGCCTCGACCGGCGCGGTATGTTGCATCAATTCATCCGAGCGACGGGACGCTCGCACCGTATCCGGGTTGGGATAGGCCGTCGGCGCGTAGACAACCTCAACGTCCTCGTCCTTGACCGGATAGTGCGTGAGAAAGATGCGCCCGCGCTCGGTGTCGTATGGTTCGAGATCACCGCGCCATGTCTCCTGCACCTTCTCCTTGGCAAAGACGCGATTGCACATGGTGGCGATCACGTCGGAATATTGCGTGATCCACAACGCCAGCATCTCGTCTTCGTCGGTCGAGGAGATGTCGAGCATCGTCTTCAATTCGTCGAGGGTGCAGAGATCGATGCTCGCGGCTGGCTCGATGACCTTGATGGTGATGTCAGCCATCAGTGCGTCTCAATCTGATACTGTTCAAACAACCCGCGCAGTTCGAGTGGCGGCACGTCGCTGTTGTCCGACATGATCGGCGTCACCGCATAGCTCGCGCGATCAATCTTCCATGCAAGGATCGTCGGACCCGGTTCACCGGTCAGCCCGCGTTCACCTTGCTTGCCCGGATCACCGCGCTCGCCTTTCGGGCCGGGCTTCCCGGGCCGACCGGCGGAGGCTATCAACTGCCAGTCTGACCCGGGACAGGCGCCCGGGGCGTCCTTCCGGGCCACGAAGCTCGATCCATTCAGCGCCACAATGTCGAAGCGCTGGTAGTCTTTGATCGTCTCGCTGTAGGTGCCGCGGATCACCGGCATCGGTGCATCCACGCCTGCGCGGGCGAGCATGAGCCAGTCGCCACCTTCTCCCGGCACGCGTCCGGTATCGCACTGGGCCTGCCACATCGCACCGTCGTGCGAGACCACGTCAGCTTCGTAGTGAACGCCTTCCTTCCACGCCTTGACGATCGGCAGCTTGCCGGGCGGGCCGATCGGTCCGCGTTCGCCGTCCTTGCCGGGCGTCCCGGTCAGGCCGGTTAAACCGCGTTCCCCGGGCGGGCCTCTTTCTCCTGCCGCTCCCGTCTTTCCCGTTGCTCCCGCTGCTCCGGGTTCTCCGCGGGCTCCGGCTGGTCCGGCTGGACCGGGTTCTCCGCGGACTCCGGCTGGTCCGGCGGGACCTGCTGATCCGGGCTCGCCCCGTTCCCCGCGCTCACCTGCGGGGCCGGGTTCTCCGGCTGATCCGGGTGTCCCGGCAGCGCCCCGTTCACCGGGCGAGCCCTGCTCTCCGGCTGGTCCGGGCTCTCCACGTTCTCCGGGTTCTCCGGCTGGTCCGGGTTCGCCCCGTTCCCCGGGTGGGCCTGCTGGTCCGGGTTGTCCGGGTTCGCCGTCTTTGCCGTCTCGTCCGGGCTGACCGTCGGCGCCGTTTTCGCCCTTCTCGCCGCGCTCGCCTTGCGCGCCGACTTCGCCCGGCGGGCCTTGTTCGCCTTGCTGGCCTTGCTCACCTTGCTCGCCTTTTTCACCGGGTTCGCCTTGCGGGCCTTGCTCGCCTTGCGCGCCGACTTGGCCCGGCTCACCTTGTTCGCCTTTCTCGCCTTGCTCACCTTGGTCTCCTTTCTCGCCGTGCTCGCCCGCTTCACCAATCGGGCCCTGCGCTCCGGGCGTCCCCGGCTCACCGGGGGCTCCGGGTTCACCACTCTGACCATCGATGCCATCCTTGAGTTCGGCCAAGCGCGCATTGACACGCTCGGTGATCTCGGTGCGAAGCTCGGCGATCTCGGCGCGCAACGTCGCCACGACGCTTTGCGCCTGTGCTTCGATCAGTGCGCGCTCACGTTGCCACGCTTGACGTTCACTGTCGAGCACCTCGGCCAGCGCTTCGCGCCAGACGTCAAGCAGAAAGTCGCCTCTGCTTGATTCTGGCTGCGCTGGTGAGGAGGTTTCTGACTTCCCGTTTGATGTCATCACGGTTGCCTTTCGTCTCAGGCGCGGGCTCCGGTTTTGGTTTCTCTGTAGAGGCTGGGGCTGCCGACGGTGCCGGTTTTGCGCCCGGCGATGGCGGTGCCGACGGAATTGCCTCGGCAGCCGACAATGGTACGACCTGCTGCTGCACGCGCGGCTCGTCGCCGGATTTCACGTTATCGAGACCTTCGGTATTCCGTGCTTCGTTCGGCGAGAACACGCCGCCCTGCACCGCTCGTACCAGCGCCTCGATGCGATCTTTGAACTGGGTGCGCAGCAGTGCCGCGGTATCGAATTCGAGGTACTCGTCCGGTTGCCCGTAGAGCCCAAACAAAAGCCCGAAGGCTTCCTCGACGTGGTTGAGGCAGAAGCCGAGCCCGGACGCCAGCCAGAACTGCATCAGCGCCTCGGTTGAGCCGTACGAGGTGCCGCCGCTTAGACCGAGTACCTGCAGCGGGATGCGGAACGCCAGCGCGATGTTCTCGTTCGACAGCTTCAGGATGTCAGCGGTCCCGGCATCCTTGCCGCCGAATGACCACGGCTGAACTTTCAACCCGCTGGTCAAGATCGGCGTACCGCCTTGGTGCAGGTTGCGGGTCTGGTCATTCCAGCGATCGCGCAGCGCCTGCACCTGATCCTTGTCGAGTTGCATCTCGGTCGACAGCACCGCGCTGGGCCGTGCCTCGTTGCGGTAGAAAGCAGCCTGCTGGGCGGCGATCGCGTTGCCGACCCCGATGTCCGGGTAGGCCGCGCAGATCGGCGACTGACCCATGAGCGGCTGCGGGTATTGATAGTTGGTATGCAGGCGGATGTGCAGGACATCGCGCTGCGGCACCACGACTGGATATTCGTAATTGTGGTAGCGCAGCCGGTTCTCGATGACGTCATTGCCGCGCAGGTAATAAAAAATGTCGCCGTTCTCCGCCACCCGCGGGTACGACTCGTTGCTGTTCATCAGATGCAGTTCGTCGATCTCGTAGCGCGAATTACGCAGCGCCAGCGCGTAGGCATTGCCTTCCAGATAGAGCCAGCGCACCGCGTTGAGCAGGAAGTCGCTGATCGACTGGTAGGAATTTGGATGGCGCAGGATGCGCGAGAGCGACGAGGTCTCGACACGATCGCGCCCGCCCTTGTCGTTCTTGAGCCAGTGATCGCCCGGGCACATGGCGACCGTCTGTGCGTAAGCCGATACGCACGCCTCGACCATGGCCGATGACGAGCCGCTGTAAATCGGATCGTAGCCGTTCTGCCACCAATTCCAGCTATCGCCGACATTGGCAGCCAGCCAGCCGCCAGTGATCGGCAGATGCCATGGACCCGGACGCACATCTCCCTCGCCCTTGCGGACGAGGGAGACCATGCGTTGCATCAAACCGCTGACAACGCTCATTCGCTGCGTTGGCCAGCACGATGCGGGGTAGCAGCCCGAGTCTGATAAGCGCCCGGTTTGCCTGCTTCGACATTGCGTGTGCTGAGGTTATGCGGATCGGGCCCGCTACCGTCAGCTTCCAATTCAGGATGACCGCCAAGAATGGCGATGTCATTTTCTTCCTGCGTTGGTGTCGGCTTGCCTTTCGTCACTTCCGCGCGTTGCTTGTCCTGCTCCGCGCGAAGCTCCTTTCCTTGCGCCAGACCCTTCTTGGCGGCTTCGGTTGCTGTATCTGCCATTTTTGACCCTCCTCTTTGGAAAATTGAGGCGATAGTGCGGATAGCGCCTAGCTATTGCATCATAAGCACGCGCCGCATCTATCTCGTGATTGAACAAGCCGAGATCGCGCACTTTCCCGTTAATCGCAATTCGCGCTCGCCATTTTTGATTGTTCCAAAAATCGACGCCGCGATATTTACTCGATGCATCCCGTTTTTTGCGCCGATTTTTCTGTTGAGCAACACTGTCAGCAGTCCACCGGACATTACCCGGTCGATAATTTCCGTTCGGATTAATGCGATCAAGTTCATGGCGCGAACTCGGTCGCTCGCCCATGTCCGCTAGAAACTTTTCAAACTTTTGCCATCGGCGGCAGACCTTGATGCCGCGGCCACCGTAATCTGCATATGACTTGCAATTTGGATTTGTGCATCGCTTCCGCATGTCGGCCCAGATTCTATAAATATTGTCTTTAGAGCGGCCATGCGTGCGCATTAAGTCTCCTAATTGATTACGTTGCAAACAGCCGCACGATTTCGCGTGACCGGTCGTCAAAGCAATCAATTTCTTTACACAAATGTTCCCGCAAGCGCATCGAACTCTAAAAGCACGACGATCACCAATATGTCCGGCTGGACCAATGATGGTCAATCGACTGAACCGCATTCCTTTCTTGATTTCCAGTGCATTTGGCATTGAGTACCCTCCGTAATTATAACGGAGGGTACCATTTCTACCAGTAAGTAAACATAACTTCGGCTACCACGTCACACCAACCACCGCGCTAACCACCCCCGGCCTTCTGATCGCCCAGTTGGTCGGCATGATGAGGCGGAGCGCGATCGAGTCGGTCTGCCACATCGATTTGACCGGATTGGCCGTCGTCGGCGTGCCACCGCCGCTGACGATGTCTGCCGGAGCGGTGTCCTCCATGTGCAGCGTCGCCTGATCGCTGAGTTCGAAGCGCGGAGCCTCGCCGCCCACGCTGACGAAGTCTGCCGCGTCCATCGCGATCACCGTGCCGAGCGGGACCGTGCCAGAGTCAATGATCGGCCACCCTTGCAGGTTGCCGTTGTTGATCTGGTCTTGGAACGGGAACGCCCCGACACCCGGCGCCGGAGTGAGACCCGCCGACATGACCTGTTGCGGGTTCATGATCCAGACCGGTGCGCGCACGTTGCCCTTGGTCGCGGTGAGCAGCGCGCCGCTGATCTGCTTGATGTCGCCCACCAATGCCGTAAATCCGCCGCCCGCGGTCGCGGTGAGCGGTGTCACACCATTGAGGATGCCAGCCGGACGGATGAGCGTCGCCGCATTGGCGTCGAGCAACACGGTGTCAAGCGAGACCGCCGTGTCTTCTTGGATTGCGGCCCGCAGCAAGCCCTCGATCGCGGGCACGCTGGCCTCATCGATTTCGCGGGTCCACGTGGTGATGACCGCCATCTTCTTGGGCGTCAGGACTTGTGCCGTGAAAGCACCCTGACGGACAGGAATCGGCTGCCCTTCACCAACGAACGATCCGGCGATCGACGGCGTCAGTGCCCGGGTCGGGACGCTGATCCGGCCATTGCGACCGAAGGTCAACGACAGACCCTTGGCCGACAGGCGCGGGAACACCGACTTCGGCATCAGTGTCGACATGAAGGACGCGAACAGGGTCTGCACCAGTTCCTGCGCCCAGCCGGTGACCGTGGTCATGGCCGGAGCGCTCGCCGCCTTCATGGTCCATTCGAGCATGGCCCGGGTTGGCTCATCGTCCGGGTACACCATCTTGCGGATTTCCTCGATCGGTTTCCGCTGCTGGTGCGCCACCATCATGATCGCGCCGGAGCGGGCCAACAGGTCGATGATGTTGACCTCTTTCCGGGCGCCCTTGAGGTTGAACGGACGCGAGCCGCCGTTCGGCCTGATCTCGGCGCGCTGGCTATGCACGACGAGGCCACGCCCCTTGCCGCCATCGTCTTCGCTGGATTCGGCGAGGTGCCGCTCTGCTTCCTGCAGCGCGGTGAGCCCCTTCTCTTCCTGCGCGATCTTGGCGTTCAGTTCCTGCGTCACCTCAAGCTGCTCGTCGGTGACATTTGAATCATCGACGTCTTCAAGGTGCGCCTTCAGTTGGTCACGCAGAGCCACCAGACGGGTCTGCGCTTCCGTTACGCGTTGAGCGAGCGACATAGCCGCCCCTCCTTTTCTGATTGTCAGTTTTCCGGCTTGCCCGCCGATGAGCCCGCGTTTCACGGTCAGGCCTGTTGCGCCTTGCCCGGCGAAGACCAGATCGATTGTTGCGGGAGAAACCCCGAGTGATTTTGCAATCGCCAGCGCATTCGGGTTCGCTGGCACGGCGACGAGGCTGGTCTCCACCAATTCACTCTTGGTGAAAATGCTGCCGCCAATTCCGAATTGATCATCCTCTTTGCGCGATTGCCGCTTGACCGGTCGGAAACCAACGCTGACCGCCTTGAGGATGTCGGCCTCGATCAGCTTGCGGATTTCATCGATGCGCGGGGATGTGCCAGCGGGTGCGAGCACAAGGTTGCCGCGCAACTGCTTGTTCTGCTTGTCGACGCGCAGATCGGACCATTTGCCGATCACAAAATTTGGATTGTGATTGAACAGCGCGATCGGATTTTTCTTGAAGTTCTCAAGGTCCCAGCCGTCCGACCGGATGATGTCGTCCATGCGGTCCGGCGTCTCGTCGGACAGCACGAACTGCATGCCGTTGACGGTCTCGGCGTGCGTCTTGTGCAGGACGGCATCACCGCCGCGGTTCTCCGACCAGATCACCCGGCATTCATCGGAATCCAGTTCCTCTTCGCAGCGATCCATGAAGTCTTCAAAGGATTCGCCATCGTCCGGTTCGACCTGCTTCTCGCGGCTGCGCCACATGCTCATGCAGGCGGCCACGGCCTGATCCTGCTCGCGCTTGCCGTCGCCCATCATTTCGGACACGCAGCGGTGCATCCAATCTGACTGACTTTCATCTTTGTTCGGTTTGATAGGCATAGATTCACCCTCCGCCGGACGGGTTCCGCCCGGGCGTTGCTGATTTCCCTGATATTTGAGCTACTTACGACCTCTTGACGTCAACGTCAGGATGTCGTATATATAGTCTGTAAGAAGAAAGGAAAAAGGCGATGAAATTGACCCCCAGAGAAACCAAGGTTCTGAAGGCGATGGCATTCAACCACTACGGTGAAGGAACCTGCACTTGGTCTTGGGCCATGAACGAAAGCCGGGCGCCGAGCGGGATCAAGGGCAAGGAACTCTCCGGTGTGATCGCCTCCTTGGCCAAGAAGGGCCTGCTCTCGGTCGAAAAAGGCGAGACCAAAAAAGACGACGCGATCTACACCACCGAGGCAGGCAAGGCCGCCATGGTGAAGGCCGGTTGGATGAAAGAGGACGGGATGTTGAACTGGGAGATGGCGAAGTGACCGAAGCCGACATCCTGTACGAACTGACAAACTTCTGGGTCGCCCGCGGGCCCAATGGCTACGAGGTGCTGGAATATCGCGCCACCCATTCCGTCGTCGTCGGCACCTTCGGTTACGGGCTCCCCAACGCCCTCGGTCGCGCCATTGCCGAGTGCGACCGACGCCAAGTGCTGGCCGACAAAGCTACTTGAACTGAAACTGCATCTTGTTGCTGTCACCACCGGCATCACGCACCCACACGTCATAAAACCCGACGCCCGGCTTGGTGATCGTTGCCTGCAGCCATTCCAAGGTCTGCACCGTGGTGACCTGCTCGGCGCCATTGAACACGATCTTTGATGCTGGCGTGAACCCGGTCCCGCGCACACTGATCTTCTGGCTCCCGGTATTCGTAGTGGTCGGAGAGATCGACGTGACAACAGGCGGAACGCCGGGCTCCGGGTCAGGCGGCTCCGGGTCCGGCGGCACCTGCGGAGGCGTGGTGGGGTCCGGTGAATTTGGATCGACCGGCGACCCATCCCATTCCTTGACCGGCACAAAGATTCCCAGCTTGGCGAGATCGTTCTCTTCCTGTGTCGGCGTGGCCTGTACACCCATGATTTTCATCCTTCTTTTGACCAGCGGCAATCGCCAGTAAAAGTTCCTCATTTAATTAACCCTTATACGCCCCCTTGACGTGCCCGCCATTATGGCGTATATAAGTCCTGTAGGTTGAAAAAGGAGGTAGGTCAGAAATGGAATACGGTTCGTTGCGGGAGAAAATCGCCGCGGAAAGCAAGGCGCGAAAGGAGCGCTACGCCAAGTTCGAGGAAGTCTTCAACGAGGCCAACCGGGCCGGATATGCGGCTGCCGAAGCAATGACGCCGCGCGCCATGGTGGTCGCCTCGCATTCGAACCCGTTGGACGACTCAAGCCCGGTCGAGAAGGCTTGGTACGTGCCGGACGGCGTGTGCGGGTTCGCTTGGGTCAAGGTCTTCCCGGCCAATAGCTCGTTCGCCAAGTGGCTGGTCAAGGCCGGTCACGCCAAAGGCCGGGCCTACGGCGGCGGCATCGACATCTGGATCAGCGCGCACAACCAGAGCATGGAGCGAAAGGAAGCCCATGCCGCGAAGATGGCGGAAATCCTGAGAGAGAAGCTCGGCGTGAAAGCCTACGCCCAGTCACGGATGGATTAACGGAGGATCACAAAAATGGGTTGGCTCTACTTCCACAAACCGAAGGGCGTCAAAGCGATCGACGCGATCAAGAGATCGAACGGCGCCGAATGGTGGGACAAACACGTGGTCGCCGCATCGGCCACCTTCGAAGCGGTCCACTTGGTCGTCAAGTATCACAAGCCCGACAGCGACATTTACGTGCCGGACGCCGACGGCATGATCCGCGGCATCGCCGTGCTCAAGATCAATAACCGGCCAAAGGATGAGCACAACTTCGGTTACAAGGATATGGACGAGGCCATGGGCCCGTACGGCTGCGAGTGTACGCCGTCGATCATCGCCGCCGCCTCGCCGCTGCGGCCATTGCCGGAAGTCCTGCCGGAATACAGCGGCCTGAAGTCCGCGCACGAGTACCGGGCGCGATCGTTGGCTAAGTCGAAAGCCAAGGCCGCCAAGCGGTCCCTGAAGGTCGGGGCCAAGCTCAAGCTCGCCAAGCCGCTGTCCTTCGGCGGCATCGAACTTGACGAGTTCGTGGTCGAGCGCTGCCGGGTGCGAGGCCGCAAAGGCATGTCGACCGTCTTCCGGTCGGTCAAGACCGGCGGGCTCTATAGCCTGTCTGCGATGGATTTAATCGGAGCAACAGAAGCAAAGGAGAATGCATGAAGAAGTTCTTGATTCTTGTCGGCATCGTCGTCGCTGTACTCAATAGCGCGTGGATCGCTGAAGGCACCAGTAACAACTGTGCCGCCTATGAAAGTTGGGCAATGAAAAAGGCGATTCGAACCAGCGATACAAACAGCGCCGCAAAAAGTATCGGCGCTGGCATGGCCGTGGCTCTCATGCGCCAGTCGAATGGCGCTTTCGCCGCTGCGATCGCTGCAGAGAAGGTCCCGCAATTACCGACGTCGGTCTCCTGCAACCTCGTCTACTGGTACGCCACCCTTGGCGGGATCGAGCCGCCGAAGTCGTAAATTAACCTCCAAATTATCTTCATACGCCCCCTTGACGTGCCCGCCATTATGGCGTATATAGGTGGTGATGGAAAAGAAAGCCACAGTTTTGAAGCGGTCCGCCTCGCGCGGGGATTTGGCACGGACCGCCACTTCTATCGATCCGGCCATCCTCTGGGACATCGAGCGCCGCAAGCGCGAAATCGAGAAGGACGACCGGGTGCCGCTCTACGTCCCGCTGCCCGAGCGCGGGCCGCCGGAAGTACCGAGAAAAGAAACCGAGTTCGTAATCGAATTCTGAAAGGAGCCAAGCGAGTGAGAATCAAGATGCCACGAGAGTTTTACATCCCGAGCGACTCGGTCGAACTGGTCGACCCGCAATCGGATGCGGTCGCCTACCTCTGGTTCGCCGGAAACGGCAAGCCCGGCGCCACGATCTTCTTCGGCAAGCAGGCCAAGCACATCTCGAATTTCTATTACCGCGACTATGCGCGGATGGATGAGGCGATCGCCCGCGCCTTCGCCGGTCGGCGCAGCACCAAAGCCTACAAGGCCGAGCGCGCCGCCAAGCGGAAGGAATTCCAGCACACCGCCAAGGTCGGCGACATCTACCGCACAAGCTGGGGCTACGAGCAGACCAACGTCGAATACTTCGAGATCGTCGAGATCAAAGGCAAACACGCGATCCTGCGCGAGATCGGCGCCGAGAGCATCGACACCGGTTACCTGACCGGTCGGTGCGCGCCCCTGCCCGGCGCATTCCTGAAGCCGCGGTTCGAGGGCGACAAACGAGGCCAGCCGATCCGGCGCCTGATCCAAGACGGCTACATCAAAATCTGTGACGTCCGCCACGCGTGGCCGATGAAGCCCACCGAGGTCGCGGGCGTGAAGGTTTACGAGAGTTCACGCTGGTCCGCTTACCACTAGGAAAGGAAGACAGATGGCACGAAAAACGAAAGCGCAGAAGCAGGCAGAGGCCTACGTCAAGAAGCTGGTCGGCAATGCGCTCTACCGCAACCCGATCAACATCTTCGACATCAGCAAGGTGTTCAAGCTCGCCGAAACGCTGGTGGCCAAAGGCGACGACGAACCGACGATCGCCGCAGCCCTCAAGGTTTACGTGGAATCAATCAGCAAAAAGGATGTCGCCTGATGCCGCTCACGTGGAAAGAAACGGACGAAAAAACCTACTGGTACATGCTGGAGGTGCTGCCTCCCGCCGTAATGACCCGGCTCGGCTTCCTCGTCGGGGAGCCGCTCGATCACGCCACCTGCCCGGTCACCGGCAAGTTCGGCCCGCGGTTCGAAGCCTACGCCAAAGTCGGCGGGAAATTCTTTGTCGGCAGCCTGCCGATGTCGGTCGGTGGTTTTAAGACCGTCACCGCCAAAGACCTGTACCCCAAAACCGTGAAGGAGACCGGATGAAACGCACCCCCAACATCCTGACCCGCGAGGTGCTCGCCAAGATTCCGGCGATGGTCGCAAGCGGTGAGTATGCCAACCGGCAGGCGATCGCCGACGCACTGGGCTGCAAGCTCACGACCCTGACCGTGCGCTGCTCGCAGAGCGGCATCAGCCTGCGCGTCGCTGGCGGCAAACGTCGCGGCCCGGAGCCTTACACAATCGTCCGGCTGGACCAGAACGTCGCCGACAAGCTGAACGCGTACGCCGCCAAATCCGGCATGACCGGGCAGGCCCTCGCCCGGCGCCTGATCGAGACGATCGCGCAGGACGATCTCTACGCCGCGGTGCTCGATGACAAGGTGGCGGCATGATCGTCTACATGCTCGTCGCCGTCATTCTCGCCCAAGGCCAGCCACCGTCTTACACCGTCCCGGCGGCCCAGCCGTTTTTCCGCACATTGGCCGAATGCCAAGCGGTCGTCCGCGAGATGGCCAACGCCCCGCCGATCGTGGCCGAGATCACGTGCCAGCGCGTCAGCCTCGACATGGCCACCGGCAGGACCACAAAAGTCCAATAGAACCCGCTAGTTACGACCTCTTGACACTTACGCCTAGATGTCGTATATATTGTCTGGAGGTAAGACGGAAGCAAATGATGATGATGACGTTCGAAGAGTTCAAGTGCGTGTCGATGATGATGCTCTACTACCTCGTGGCCTTCGGGCACGTGAAGGTCGCGGCGCCTGCCAATGTCTGGATCGGAGGTAAGAAATGATGCACCTGACAATCGCGGAAGCCAAGGTCTTGTCCGAGGCTCTCGCCCAGTACCTCGAAAACACGGACTTCGAACTGCACGAGCCCACCGAGGCCGAGAAGTTCAACTACGCGCTGGCCGAAATGATGATGGACAAGTGCGACGCGAAGATCGCGGGGTTGGCAAACTGATGTTCTGGATTGCGAGCAGCGCCCCAAAGTTGGCCCAGCCTGTCTGGCACGTCGGCACGATCAAGGAGTTGCGCGGCGCCAAGACCGGCAAAGTCATGAGCACCTACAAGGTCACGCTCTGCACTGGCCGCGGACTTGGTGGAGCATGGGGCTGCACGACCCACGAGGGAAACGAACCGCCAAGCGGCACCGTCTGCAAAGCCTGCGAAACCAAGATGGAGAAAACGAGATGTGGATAATCAAACGGTTTAAAACCGAATCGGCACAGGAGCAGTGGATCGCTGCGAATGCTGGCACCTGCGAAATCGTGCGCCTCTTCGTGAACAACGGTTACGCGGTCGAGTACCGCAAACTTCGCGTGATGCTGCGAGAGTAAAAAAAGGAGAAACCATGGGACTGCTAGCTTGGATTTACGACAGCCCGCTGGGCAACTGCTCGAACAAAGGACTCAGTTCGAAGTTCAAGGAGGTCTGCATCGTCAACGTCGACGGGCCGTTCAGCCCATCCGAAAAAACTCCAGCGGTGAGACTGGTCAAGCGCAAATGGGGCAACATTGTCGCCATCCCGGTCGGGCTCGAAGACAGCGGGACCATGTTCGGCGGCGCCTACGTCGCCACGAGCGACAGCCGATTCAGTCAGGCGGTCGAGAAATTGTCCGGGTACGAACACGGTTTCCCGGTCGCCCTGCACGATCGGGTGGAATGATGATCAAGCTCGCGATCGCCATCTTGGCCGCCTGCCTCGCAGGCCGCGCACTGGCACAGCAAACCACGATCTACGGACCGGACGGCAAGGTGCAGGGCCACATTGCCACCGACAGCCAAGGGTCGAAAACGATCTACGACGCGCAGGGCCGCATCACCGGACGCACATCAACCGACAGTCAGGGTACGACGACAATCTACGATTCAAAAGGTGGCCGCGTCGGCACCGTATCACCGGGTAGGAGCGGAGGAAGAAAATGAGCGACAAACTTAGCGACGCCCAGATCAATATCCTGACCGTCCTGCACGAGATGCCCGCCAAGCACAAGAACGGCTCGTGGATCGAATGGAAGTATCTGCAGATTTACGACTGGCGCACCGTGCAGTCGCTGGTCCGGCGCGGGCTAGTCGAACAGTCTGGATCGAGGTTCCGGCTGACCAAGGAAGGCCGAGCCGTTTTATGACGCCCAAAACCGTCCCTTTTTCAGCTACTTACGTCCTCTTGACAGTACCGTCAGAATGGCGTATATAGGTGGTGTAGGTTGATGGAAGGGAAAGAAATGACAAAAGAACTGATGACGGCCAAGGAACTCCGGGCAGCGATCCGAAAGGCCAAGATCGTGTACGTGTCGCCCCGGTTCGGTTGCTCCGAGCATGTGATCGAGGTGACCAAGAAAGCGGCTCTTGAATTTGTCGCCGCCACGGTCAGCGAAGAAACGACCCCCAGAGAAGCGGAAATGTTCGGTGGCTCCTTCGGCGAGTTGACGGAAACCGGCGAAGTCTACATCGGCTGAGGCAAGCCGGTCGAGTTGAAGATCGTGAATCCACCAGCAGCAGCAACCAGCGACGAGGAGATACCGTTTTGACCGAAGCAAAGAACGACTACGTCGTGCAAACCAACACCAACATCTCGCCCGAGCGGATCGCCTACGTGATCTGCGCCGGAGTCGAAGGTGGCATCAGCTACTGGGCGACCGACTTCCTGCTCAAGCAGGACGCTGCGGTCACACTTGCCGACGGCAAGACGCGCGGTATGCGACCGACGAAGCCCGGCGAGCATTGGTACGTGGACCCAGCCCTCTACGCTGGCGATGGTTTCGTGATCGAGGTGATCCAGATCGAGGAACACGCGACCGGCGCAGGCAAGTCAGTCCTCATCGACAAGGCCGCCATCCAAGAGGCGCTGCAGATCATGGCCGACAAGTATCCTTGGCACTGGGAAAACATCGTCAAGGAAAACGAAGACAGCGAAACCGGCGACGTGCTGATCCAACTCGCCGCATTCAAGGAGATCGTTTACGGATGACAAAGAACGAAGAAGCCCGCCGCATGGCGGTATTGCGATCGCGGCAGGAGGCCCGCATCCACGAGCTTGGAGGAAAAGTGCCGCCGGTCTGGCCATGGGGTCGCGGCGATTATTTCATCCGCAGCCTGCAACTCATCGAGATGATCGAGTTGCTGGAGGCGGGCAAGAAGGATGAAGCCGAGGCGGAATATCAAAGTGCCCGCAGGATGGAGGCGTTCGGTGCCTGAATTCATCCTGCCGCACGGCACCGAGGCCAATGAGCGCAAGTTCAACGATATGGACCCGTTCATCCGCGGCTATATCGAGGCGATGTTCTTCACCAACACCGGCAACCTCGAAGACGGCGACCTGCAGGACGCGACCACTGCCGATCTGGCGCAGGCAACACTGCTGGCGATCATTATCGATTGCGCGGACTTCCAGCACAAAGCCGAGCGGTTTCTGAAAAAGGTCTACGCCTCGCCGAAGGGATACGACCCGGTGCAGGCTGGCCGCGACTTCTGGTTCACCCGCTGCGGTCACGGCGTCGGGTTCTGGGACCGCGGACTGGGGACACCGGGCGATGACCTGTCAGAGATCGCCAGAGCATTCGGTAACGTCGACATGGTCCGCGGCGACGATGGAAAGGTTTATGTGGAATGAAGGTTACGTCATCCTGACTTGCGTCATACTGGCGTATGAATTATATACAGGAGAATCAATGTTGGAATGAACGAGGATTTAATGGCGAAGAAACCCAAACGGTCCGCTTCCAAGCGGATGTCTTATGACACGTATCGCGAGGCGATCGAGAAGCTCGGTCTCACGCAGGAGGGCGCTGGCGAGGTCGTCGGCTTGTCCCCGCGGCAGGCCCAGCGCGTGGTCGGTGGCCACTCCAAGGTCCCGCGCGCCGTTGCCAAATTGATCAACCTGATCATCAAGCGTAAGATCACCGTGGAGGACGCGATCGAAGCCGGATAGGTGTGTCATGGCGAATAGCAAAAAAGAGTTGGAATGGCCGCGCACCAAGCTCGGACCGATCCCGCCTGAACACCTTGAGAATGAAGCGCCCTTCCGCGAAGTCGCCGACAAGGGCCCGGGCTCGCTTCATGCCGCGCTCATGCAACATATCGATTCGGTGAAGCCCGCGGCGCCAGCCGCACCGGCAGCGCCAGCCGCGACCACCATGGGCGCCAGTGGCATGCAGCAGAAGATGGAACCAACGCCAGACATCGGTACGAGCTACGCAATCTGGGAAGGCGACCCGGTGCGCTGTACCACGACCGAATCATGGATATACGACGGCACCAAGTGGTACGAATACCAAGCGACCGGCGAGGTGCTGGCGAACGCGCACATGGTCACGAAGGAAGCGTTCGAGGCGTACGCGCCAAACCTGCCGCCGCTCCCCGCAGAAGCGTTCCGATCCAAGCCTTGAGCCGGACCGCGTTCTTCATCGCCTCTTTCCAAGCCCCGGTATAGCCGTTCTGCACCGCGGTGTACGCCGCCACCTGCCGCGCCAGCGCGTCCTTGTATCGTTTGCTGGTCTTGTCGACATCCTTGGCGCGGGTGATCTTGTAATCGTTATGAACCGTTTTCTTGGCGTCTTGCATGGTCTTATCCATGACCTGCACTTCCGCGATCAGGCCGTTGGGCAACCGGACGTTGGCCGATCGATCGGCATATTCCTCATGCGTGATGCGCCACGGCTCTGACGCCAACTCGAATTGCTGGCTTAGTCCATCAAAAATCTGGTTGGCCTTGTCGGGGTGATCGACCACGAATGAGACCCGCGCGAGGTCACTGACCGCGGCAATGTTGCCGCCGTATTTCGTTTCGGCTTTTTCCGCGACCCGCGCTTCGCCGCCGCCATATCCTTTCAGGCCAGCGGTAAACTTGTCCTCACCGTAGCCGATCTCCACCCCCGGACCTTCCAGCTTCTTGGCGGCAGCGTTGAGTACCTGCTGTCCGGCCAGCGCCATGCGCTTTGCGTCGTCCATGGTCTTGAGCGGCGACGTGTTGGCCCATTCGGCTCGGGCCTCCTTGGTCTGCTTCATGTCGCCGCCGGGCGGGGTCTTGGCGCCCGGTTTGTAATCCTTCACCCGCTCGCCGCGCGCATAAAACTTCGGCGCCTTGCCGTTGTTGTCGTAAATCTCAAACGCGTCGATCCGGTCCTTGATGCCATCGAAGCTCGCCTCGTTGGTCGTCGAAGAGAGCGAGTATTCCGGCATTACGTAGCGCCCGGTCTCGCCGCCGCGCACGAAGCGCTCCAGTGCCCGCTGCGCCGCGTTCGCGGGCGAGGTGTACATATAGTGCCCGACGATCCGGTAACCGGCTTTCTTGAAGGCGTCGACCCGCGCATTGAGCGAAGCAGTCGATCGCATCGTGCCGTCGACGATGACATTGAGCCTATGCTCGCGCGCAGCCTGCTCCGCATGCGCGAGCATGTCGCTTGATTCCTCGTGCAGCAGCGGCGAATTCCAGCCCTGATATTCCGGCAGCGCTTTCTTGAAGTCGTCGCTGTTCAGATACAAAGGGCCTTTCTCGATCGTACCGTTCTTGCCGGTGAACCAACTCTTGCCGGAGCCGCCACGCCCGCCCAGCAGATGCAAGGTTGGCTGCTCGCCCGGCTTCGGGGTGGCCGCGGCGATCTGCTCCGGCGTGAACACATCGCGCGAAATGATGAACTGCTGGGTGCCGATACGGTCAGCCGTGTAGCGGCCATCCGGTTTCTTGAACCCGCCCTGCTCGACCGGTGCATCGGTCGGCACCAGCTTTTCGAGCCTTGCATTGGCTTTCGCAACCTTTTCGCGGGCACCCGGCACCCGGTCGAGCAACTGATCGACGGTGACGTGCTCTGGCTTGAGCAGGGAGCTTGCCGACGTATCGCCGCCCTCGCTGCCGCCGGATTCCGTCCAGCGACCGTGCTCGTCGCGCGGATGCTCCGATTCATCCCAATCCCGCTTGCGGTTGAGCAGCACCGCGGACTGCGTCTTGGCTTTGATGAACTCGACCCGGCGCTTCACCCGATCGGTCTGGCCGGTCAGCTTGTCGATCTCCTCGTCGGTCAGGCCGAGACGCTTCGCCACTTTGCGGCTGACGGCTTCCGCCTTAGCGTGATCGCCATCTTCGAGAATTGGATCGTGTAGCTCGGCATCGGCACGCTGATGGCCGCGCCAGTAAAACATCTCAGGCTGCTTTGGGTGCTTTACTGACATAGGCGTTGAACCGATCCATGGACTCCCTGTCCGTCAGGTTCAGCGAGCCGTACCAGTCAGTGCCAAGCAACAACTCCTTGCCCCACTGGGAATCGGCGATTGCCCAGATCGCTTTCGGATCGTCGCTCGCTGTCAGGCGATGCAACACATTGGCTTCCTCGTCGCTGATCTCACCGGTCCCTTTGTCCGGTTCTGTGCCTTTGACCTGCTCCGGTGCGTAGCGTTCAGCCCACGCGAATTTTTCGTCATCGTCCATCGCGTCCCATTCTTGGTTCATGGTCTCGCGAACGGAATCGTTGATCCAGTCCGGTGGGTCGATGTCGGTCGATCGTTCGGATGCCTCGTTATCGAAGGATTTTTCCAGCGCGCGTCCAATCTGGTCGCGCATAAGTTTGGTCAACCGCTCGTGCGGCTTGGCCGGTTCGATGCCGGGGAGGTTCTGCTGGTTTGGATCGGGGGCGCCCTGCGGCTCCGTCAGCGCAGCGTCATTAAACTCGATCTTGAGATCGCCGCCGCCCTCACCGTCGCTGCCGTATTTGACATCGATCGCCGAGATCAGTTGCGTCGTGGTGAACGGAATGTCGCGCTCTTCCTTCACGGCATCGATCGCATCGATGGCCCATGCCGAGCCGACACCGAAGCCGTCCGCCAGTTCAACTTTGGCTTCATCGAGCGCACCACCATTGTCGCGCCAGTTGTCGACTTCGTACGACAGGAATTGCTCGTGGGCTTCGCGATACCATTTGATCTCGATCACCTGCCGCTGGCTCGGTGTCAGGTCCTCCCAGCTACTGGCCGGACCGGTGCCATCACCGCCGGATGACATGCTCCTAATTTTGTCGTCAATCTCGCCGGAGAGCGCATTCCATTGCGTCCGATCCGGCACGTATCCGTACTTGGCCCACGCGTAGCCGCCGACGTCGATGTTGGCGTGCAGCTTAACTTTGGTGACGCCCATCTTTTGGTACATCTCGACATTGGCCTTGAGCATTTTCTTGCCGACATCCTTGCCGGTCTTGCCATGGTACAGCCTGAAAAACGAACTCGTTGCGTTGTGGTCATCGAGATCGATGTCGCGGGTGTACTCGCCGATTTTGGTGGCCTCTGGCCCTTCCTTGTCATACAGGCCACCGGACACCGTGATCACGTTTGTTGCCTCTCTAAACGTGACGCTCATGGTGCCCGGCAGGCCGCCGACAAAATTCTTCTTGAACTCCGCTGGCGCTTCGTCAACGTGCTCATTCCACAGGTCCAGAAATTTCTTGCCTTGTTCGGAATCGACCCGCGTTGCTTGGTCGAGGATGATGCCATCTTTGGCGAAGTCCGATACTTTCTCGGCCTTTCCCTTCTTGCCGCTGCTTGGTTTGTCGCCACCGCTGCCGGTGAACTGGCCACCGGTTGGTGAGCCAGCCGGGTCGCGCGGATGCTGGCTTTCGTCCCACGCTTTCGCTTTTGGTGCCGGGCGCGCGCCCAAGATCAACTGGCCGCCGTCGTCGAACACGATCTTCAGGAAGCTGGCTTTTGCTTCCTCGACCGGCACGAACTTGTCACTGAGGAAGCACGCGGAGCCTTCGCGTCCATCAACCGTGACCCGCTGGATCATTTCTTTTGCTTCTGCAGTTCGTCGTAGGTCTTCATGATGTCGCGGTAGTAGCGCCGCCAGACCGGCGTGCCCTGCAGCTTGCCGGTGTCCACTTGCAGCCGCGCCAGTTCGGCGATCGTCTCGTGCGTCGACTGCAGGATTGTGACCTGTTGCCCTTGGCTTTCCTTTGTCGCCTTCCAATAGGCCGTGCTGTACGGGGTGACGCCGTCGTCATCGATCAGCTTGTGGAAGACGTCGCCCTCGTACTTCACGAAGCGCGAGTAGAGCGGATACTTTTCATCGAGCGGCGGTTTCAGCGAGCCGTCGGCGCGCATGCCTTCTTTCGTATCCGGGTCCGCCATCACCGCTTCACGTTCTTTCGAAACGGCGTTGATCACGGTCTGATACTTCTGATGCGCGATCTCGTGCGCGGTCACGCTGACCGCACCATCGGCGCTGAAAATCTGCCGCGGAAAAATCTCGATCTTGCCGGTGTCGAGATGCGCCAGCCCGGCAGCCTTGTAGCCGCCCAGCGTGCCGACCGTAAACGGGTGCTCGCCCATGTTGATCGAGACAAGGTTTGGATCGTAGCCGAGCAGCCGGGCCGAGGCTTGCGAGGCGCCGAAGATCGCCGCGGCGTGGACCGGCGAACTGTAAATGGCGCTGGACGTTTCCTTGACGTAGGTGACGTAAGGCCCGGTCGAGCCCTCCTTCACCTTGAAGTCAGCCGCCTCGAACATCGCCTGCGTGGCGTTATCGAAGCTCGCTGCTTGGCCTTCGATCGATCCGACCTTGTCGTCGAATTGTGTGGCGACCATCGACAGCGCCTTGACGCCAGCATTGTGATTGGTGGCGCCGAAGTGCTGGATGACCGCTTTGTTGTTCTGCTCGTAGGTGAACGCCGTGCTCAATAATTTATTGTCATCGACGTGATAGATTGCCGTAAGGCTGGCGTTGCCTTTGTTGATATTCTCCTCCGATTCCTGACCATAGGAACGGAGTGCCGACTGCATGTTGCCGAGTTGCCGGTATTCGTCGCTGTCGGATTTGCCTGCTTTCTCCAGTTCGGCCTGACGCGCAGTTAGCTCGTCGTCCCACTTGTCGATCTTTTCCTGCGACGGACGCTGGCTGATCAGGAAGTTGTGTTCTTCCTGCGTGAGTGTCGGCGGTTCAGACGGCGAAGCACCGGCATCGGTCCAGCGGCCATGTTCATCGCGGGGATGTTCGGATTCATCGTAAGCGCGCCGCAGCAGGACTGCCGATTGCGCCCGGGCCATCGCCCAGTCGACGCGCCGTCTGACTAGAGATCGCCGATCGCCCGCGCCTGATTGAGCGACAGATTGATTTCCTGCTCGGTGAGCGGGCGCCCGTAACTCTTTTCCAGATAGTCGATGATCGCTTTTTCTTCCGGCGACAACCCGGCTGTGCTCTTTGGCACTGTCGTAGTCGCTGGCGTAACTACTGGTTTGTTCATTCGGTATCCACTTGTCTTTCGACGATTTGGCGCGCTCGATCGCGCCCTTCTCGCCGCCCTGTAGATAACCTCTCCACGCCATAAAGACAACATCGGGCGTGCCGTCTTCGGCCTTCCAACCATGGGCGAATTCCGGGTTAAACTTAATTCGCCCGGTCTCCACAAAACCAAACTGGTGATAGTAATCCGGCAGATACCCGGCGTAGCAGTCGAGCGTACGGGCGCCTTTGCTGATCGCCTCCGCGACGAGGTCCGCCGCTATTCCCTTCGGCCCGCCGTTGTTGAACAAATTCTGCAGGTCGCCCTTTGGATCGATCGCCACACCTGCCTTCTTGTCCGGCGTCGTGATCAGCGTATGCCCGGTCAGATCATCCGGCTTGAGCGGCGACAGATATTCCGGGCGCGTCGTCTCATCGCGTGCGGCGATGAAGTCTTCCGGCGATGGAGAAACAAACCCGCCAGCGTCTACTTCTTCGTTGTTCGTCCACCAAAAACTTTTCAGCGCCGCCTGCTCAGTTTTGAAACTGGACTTACGCTGCGGCGGATAATTCTTGTAGTGCATCCAGATTTCATACGGCTTTTTATTTCCAGTCGAAGGATCGTGAACGATTTGCACTTTGATCGGGCTGTCTGGACCTTTTGCTTTTACATTTTTTGAATGAATGACTGTGCCCTTGCCACTTGGGCTAGGTTCGGTGGGACTAGGCTCGCTGGGACCGGAATCGCCACCACCGGCATCCGTCCAGCGCCCATGATCGTCACGCGGATGCTCGCTCTCGTCAAATCCTGCGCGCGTCAGCAGCACCGCCGAGCGCGCCTTGGCAACCGCCCACTCGACGCGAGTGCGTACGCGCGGATGCATCATGGTTCATCCTTCTTACGCGTGCGTTTTGCCGGGCGGTCCGCCAACCGCTGCTCCATCTCCAGCAGCCGCGTCTCCATCGCCGCCAGCCGGTTCTCCGTGGCCGCGGCACCGGTCGGTGTGAAGTACAATTCGAACCAGTGGCCCTGATCGTTGCAGACGTAGGCGCCGTAACACTCTTCGGTGATGATGCGATCTTGGCCGGTGATCAGCACCAGTTCGGGCGGATTGTGGTGCAGCGTTATTTCCGGTTTCGGCCCGCCTTCGCCGGGCGGTTCTTTGCCATGTGCGTTACCAGCCGGTCGGAAAACGATGCGCTTGTTGATGAAGCCGCCGGGCCCGGTACCCAGCGAGGTAATGTCACCTTCGCCTTCGATGATGATGCCGTTGCTGTCGACGCTGTCGTCCGGCGGGGCGATGTCCACGGTCTGCGCGCAGGCAAGTGTGACTGGAGGCGCTTCACCATGTGCGCAACGCCACGGCAAAATCGGCAAGGCGGTCTATCTCCCAACATCGCAGCAGTTTCCATAGCCCGAGAGCATGACGCCGATGATCACGGCGACGATCATGGTGACGCCGAGGATGACGAGCCCACGAAAGGTCACCGGCAGCATGAACCGTGGCATCATCCGATGAGGGCCTCGATGTCCACCGCTGGGGTCGACAGCGGCGCCACCCCGACCGCCATGGTAAGCGCGATCATGCCGTCGATGCGTCCGGTCGACTTGTTCTTCGACAGCCGCCGCGTTGACTCATCCTTGCCGTCGACCACCGAGCAGGCCGCACACATCGCCAGCACCGGGTGATTGCCGTGCGCAATTTCCTTTTCGCGGATCGCGGCTTCGAGATCGCGCAGCGCGGGCGCCATGGTCTTGCCACCCTGCCGGAATTTGTGGAAGCGCTCCTCGATCATCTGCTCGGAGAACCCGGCCTTGATCAGCCACGGCTTGAGGTGGACCATGCCCCAGTCGTCGAACGCCAGCTTGCGGATGTTGTATTCGGCGAACATCCGGTAGAGATATTCAGCCACATACTCGTAGCTCACCGACTTGCCGTGCGTGGTCTCCAGAAAACCCTGCTCGTGCCACAGATCGTATGGCGTGCGGTCCTTCTTCGACTTCTCACGCAGACCTTCCTCCGGCAGCCAGAACGTCGGCTTCACGTGCCACGTCCGATCGAGCTTTCCGATCAGCACCAGCGCGGTTAGGTCCGCGACGCTTGAGAGGTCGAGCCCGCCGTACACGTCGATGCCGTGCAGGTCGCCGATCGCGTCCCCGCATGCTTTCCACGCCGAGCGGGAGACGAAAGGGTTGTACACCTCCACGCGCTGGTTGAGCACGAGGTTGCGAAACTCCGCCTCGCGTGCGGGCATGCGCTGGGCGTCGTGCGCCATGCCGAGCACTTCCTGCTTGTTGAGGAAATCCCCGAGCGCCGGATTGGCGAGCGCGATCGTTGCTTCCTCGAACGGATCGAGGTCTTTCGGTGCGCTGTAGAGCGACAGGATTGTGCGCGGGTCACTTCCGGTTGCCGCGTCGTCGATCAAGATTGAAAGGAGGTCGTTGTCCGTTGCGGCTTGGGTCGAAATCACGATCGACAGCGGGTTTTCCTGTGCCCCGGTCGCGGTCTCCAGCGCCTCGTAGAGCGCCGAGCGTGGCCCGCGCACCTGCCCAAGCTCGTCGTGGCAGATGAAGACCGGCGACAGGCCGAAGGCGGTGGCCGCTTCTGCTGACAGCGCCCGGTAGAGCGTGCCGAGGTCCGGGCAGAACAGTTGCTTGGCGTTCTCGCGAATCACCACGACCGAGCGCAGGTCAGGCGACATGCGGACGATCTTCGCGGCCAACGCAAACAAGAGGCCAGCTTGGTCGCGTGACTGCGCCGCCGAGAACAGTTGCGAGTTGAACCGCTTCTCCGGGCCGCACAGATGCAGCAGCAGCAGGAAGGCGGCCAGCGCCGTTTTGCCGTTCTTGCGCCCGAAGGAAATGATCGCCCGTCTGGTGCCGTTCGGGTTGTCGTAGATTTTCCTGATCTCGTCCTGCTGCCACTCGCGCAGGCGCACCTTGTGGCCGATCTGCGGGCCCTCCGGCACCCGGCAGTATTTCTCGATCCAGTCGATGTTGCGCTGGCCGCGGATCGACTTGCGCTTGCGGGGCATCAGGTGATCGCGACCCAGATGAAGAACACCATGACCGTGGCGATCACGGCGAGCACGATCAGGAGCCGCAGCACGATGACGGCTTGCGGGGTCACTGCGTCCGCCGCCATCGCCGTCGTCCCGAGCCGTCGCCGCTCTGCACCAGATACATGCGCAGGCGGTCCCATGGCGTGAACTGCACCGGCACCTCCAGCGCCCGCTGCAGGATGAAGTGCTCCGGCCAGTCGCGGTACTCGACCCGCTTGACGGTGCCGTTCGGGTAATACTCGATCGCCCGGATCAGATCGCTGTTGAGCCCCTCGCTGGTGCCGCAGACCGGGCAGGTCTTGATCTCGATCTGCTGCTTTGCCGTTGCCGTTGCCGGGGCCGGGGTGTCAGTCATTGTGCTCGATCTCCCACGGTTTCGGACCACCCTGCCCGGGCAGCTTGTCCGGCTTCTCGGGCCGGTAGCGGGACTGGTTGGTCAGCCGGAGCTTGGTGGCGAGATGGGCAGCGCCGCGGGTTTCCAGTTCCCGCATCTTGAGCAGCGAGTGGTAGCGCTGCAGCCCTTCCTTGGTTTCCAGCAGGCCCGGCTCGAAGGCGTTGATCCGTTCGGTCAGCGTTTCGCTCACCTCGCGGTGACAGCAGTAGGCGGCCAGCATGCCGGTCACGGCGCCGGGCGAGAAAAAGCCGATCGCCTCCGCGCGCACGGTGTCGCGCCAAATCTCACGCTGCCGTGAATTCAGTTCCGGCGGCGGTTCCGGGCGCTTGCCCCCGAAGTCCGCGGTTACGACGGCACTTTCCGCTGCCGAGATACGGCCACGTGTACGCATCACTTAGCCCTGTTGTTGGTGATTCTGCGATTTCTCAGAAGTCACTGGGAGAGAGGCACATCTTGCATGGAACAGGAGAACATTCCTTGTCATATTTCTCGTTTTCTGAATCGAGAAAATCGCAGAAGTTGTATGCAAGAAGTGCCCGGTTTTATTGGGTTCCCACTCCCGCTAAGTGAAGTTCCACGATTCCGAAAGTGCCTGCAAATCAAGGACTTCTAGCACAACCAATCGCAGGTTGTAGGTTTTTTCGGTTCCGTGTTTCCAAA